GATGAATCAGTTGATTGGCCTGATATCGTAGGCATTTGGTACTTCCTGAAGGACTTGCACCCTCGTCTCGTGGCTTAAAAGGCCGGACTCTGCTTGTTGAGTTAAGGAAGCTCAATACAGCCTTTCGACTGTTTACAACCCTTCGGCTGTCGTGGACCCTCAGAGAATCGAACTCTGAACCTTCGGATTAAAAGTCCGCTGCTCTACCTGATTGAGCTAAAGGTCCATTCGTACACCTACAGGGAATCGAACCCCGATTAATTGGTTAAGAGCCAACTACTTTTCCGTTAAGTTACAGGTGCTTAGAGATTCCCCTCGGAGTCGAACCGAGTTATGCGGGTTTGCAATCCGCCGCCGGGCCGTCTGGCTCGGGAATCGGAAGCGAAGGGAGGGGCCTTCACCCCCTTGTTACAAAGGCCTTTCCGCGTATTGTAGCGCTACTATACGGTCGGTTCCCAAGCTCACCCACCTTTACCGTGGGCCTGCGCGTGTGAAACTGAATCTGTACCCAGAATCCTGTAACTAGCAAATCTCCATGAGACCAAGTACGGCTTCTCTGCGACGCTCTCCGTAGTGGGAAAGCGTTGCTTCAAGGATGACCTTTACGTCACCCTTAGCCCCAACTTGATAGCAATAAGTGTTGGAATGATTCGGGTTTTGTCTAATGACTTCCCTTACCTCTCCACCAACACCACCCAAGATATCCTTCAACTTGACGAGAACATCTCTGTCCTTCATCTCAATCCGGATTCTCGGATAGGCTGCCCCAACACGATTTCGCTTACCTCCGGCGTTTGTGTCGAAACACGCTTCGCCTTCCAGTAAGCCTGCTACCCATGCTGCGTCAACTTCGTTCATGGAGACATGATAGCATAGTTATCATCTATCTATTGGCCCGCTACCCGACGCTAAGCACTGCACTCCTGCTACGTCTGTTTGCGGTCGCATCCTCGGAAGTAAAAGCGACTTTCGTCTCCTTCCTTATGCAGAGATGTCCTGAGGTTCCTCTCATCCCGCCTGCCGAAGCTACGGGGTAGAGCGATAACTTGTCCATCAGTCTCGTGCCGATAACAGGAGTTGAACCTGCATGGCTTTCGCCCAGGAGGTTTAAGCTCCCTACGTCTACCGTTCCGTCATATCGGCGTGAAGAGAATGCGTTCCAGGCAGGCCGTGGCCACGGTTATGTGCTGCCCTGTGGAAACCGTCTTACATCTCTCGATTGGGAGCAAGGTATGCCAGCACGGAGAGGCCGAAGCGTCGCGTGGTTTCGTAGGGACCTTGCTCTCGCCAGGATGCCAGGATTTGAACCTGGGCGTTTCCGCTTAGGAGGCGGGGGCTCTTCCATCTGAGCTACATCCTGTTTGTTGGATCAAGTTGAAGCTGACAATCAGAGTATCTTCGCTTCTTCTTATTCGCCAATGCGCCCTGATACGCTGACGGTCACGACTTCCAACGGGCCGTTTGTGACGACTATGGGGCTCGAACCCATATCAACCTGCTTGAAAGGCAGGGAACTTATCCGGTTAGTCTAAGTCGCCGGGGTGACGCGGGGACTCGAACCCCTCTTCCGCTGTCACAGAGCAGAATACTCCCTGAGTTACGTCACAGCTCCAAGGGCGGGATTCGAACCCACATTGCACTGGTTAACAGCCAGCCGCCTTGCCAGTCGGCCACCTTGGATTGGTTGACAGTCAGAGGGTTGAACTCTGCACAGCTTGCTTATCAGGCAAGCTCGCCCGACCGGAGCGCACTGTCATCAAACCTCATTAATTGTCACACCATTTGATCATCGTCATGACCCTTTTCCCGACAAGCGGGTAGCGCGGTGTAATGAGGGAATCACCGCATTGATGAGCCACGCCCGTTTGGGCGTGCCGGAGTGATCCGGAAACTCACCGTGGCAGGAGATGCAGGAGTCGAACCCGCTCGACATCAGGTTTGGAATCTGATCGGCACCCGTCGCCTATCTCCTATGTGAGCAGTTTGGTGTCATGCTCAGGAACCGCTGGGAGAGAAGGACTCGAACCTTCGTGGCCTTGTTTCAGAGACAAGGTGGGATACCATCAACCCACCTCCCATTATTGCTCCGTTAGGAGCGGAGCGGGAAACCGGAGTCGAACCGGCGACCTCAACCTTGGCAAGGTTGCGCTCTGCCTACTGAGCTATTCCCACGTTCCAAAAAGCTTGACAGCCTTTGCCTTTCTTCGCTGTCCAAGGTAAGGAAGGACCTTGTCCGTGACATCCCTAGCATGGTTAATGGCCCCAACCGACCAGACCCAGAGTTCTTTGTGATGAGCTTCCCTCTTGTAGGGTCCGAAGATATTGCCAACTCCAGTTATCTTCCTTAAGCGGTAGACAATGTCTCTATCCGTCATCGCCACCTGAACCGAGACTCGATCCTTGCCTTTTCTGACCCACGATCCCTCGCCTTCTAGGATTCCAGCAAGCCACGCTACGTCACAAGGGTCCATATATTTTAGCGTTTCAGGAGAATCAAGCTTCATCTCGTCTCTCGAACAGCCGAAGCAAAGCAAACTTTGCCTAGCCTTCAAAGTTCCGCAAGTTGGGCAGGGAGACGATTCCCTGCTCTTCCGACACGATTTGCACTCGGAACGACGACCGTCTTTACGGTTGTTGTTTTTGTTAAAAGCGCTGAACGGTTTATCTTCATCGCATCGGGTACAAACTTTGTTACCATCCATGAGGATAGCGTAGCACACTCCCCACGATTGGCAACCTAGTACAGATGACAGGATTCGCACCTGCACAGAGTTGCCCCTACCAGGCTCTCAACCTGACGCGTCTACTGTTCCGCCACATCTGTAAGAGGGAACAGGTGTGTTATGAGCCGACCCCACTACTGCGTGATCTGCTTCCTGTTCCCAGTGTGCTGAGCTGGATTTGAACCAGCGACTTCCGCGATGTCACCGCGGCGCTCTAGCCACTGAGCTACCAGCACATTTGGATCGCTATGCAATTATCAATAAACCGTCGGTCGGAGTATTCTCTCCAGTCGACTAACACCTTTCGGTGCCTTGTGCCTCGGGAGGGAGTCGAACCCTCATGGTGTGAACCGTTCGGTTTTGAGCCGAATGCGTCTGCCAATTTCGCCACCAAGGCGTATAATGTTCGTAAGGAACTGATCGTTGACCAGCTACCCAGATGGTAGTATACTATACGAACGGTCATAAAGTCAAGCGGAACAATCACTTATTTTGGAAATCTTTTGAGAACCACACGAAAGGACGCAGGCCAGAGAAGATCACAATGGGTAGAACTCACCTGTGAAAACCCCATATGCGGCAAATCGTTTGAACGGCGACTGAGCGAAACCAAGAAACAATCATTCTGTTCTAGGCCATGTTTCCAAACCTCCAACCTCCCATCCCAAGCGGGTACACAGGGCGGCGGACGCCCCAGACAAATCCCCCTGACATCAGGCTTACACCCCAAAGCCCCCACCGAAATTACTGAAGCAACTACTAAATACGGAACTCCCGAAGGATGGTTTGAATCAAAGGGCTACGTGACATACCAGTGGCCAAGTCATCCAGACTCTATATCCAATCGGATATCAGAACACCGTGCGGTCGCCTATGAACATCTGGGCGACCTTCTCAATGGGCACCACATTCGCCACATCAATGGTGACGCCACCGACAATACGTGGAACAACCTCACGGTGCAGGACCCGCAAAACCCCTTCCCCAAACCGGAGGGGGTTCGTTTGTGGCAGGATTTCTATACCTGGGCACAACAACACTCACCAGAAATGATCGAGCAGTACCAAGAAGTAGCCGCCAAGTAGGGCGGCTCTTTTAATTCTAACATCCCTTGACGTCATGGTGGCTTTCTGATATCATGTCCACATGATGAGATACACACAAGACATGATGATGAGGGTTGACTGGGCAGCCGCCGAATGCGCACGTCAACACAGCGGAGAAGAATCCGTTGCTCGTCTAGTAGATGCATCCCTGATGTTTGACTGGGCAGACAAGAGCCACATTTCCATCCAGATGGTCAAAGAAATGGGAAGAGTCGTGGAGTCCACAAAGAACAAGTACGGCTTCCGGATTGTGCCGGTCGTCGTCGGTGGCCACCTCAACTTCGGAGCAGATGCCGCACAGATCGAAAGGCTGCTTGGCAATCTTATAGATGCGAGGGACGCGCTAACTCCAGACGAGTGGTATCACGAATTCGAACTCATCCACCCATTCCTCGACGGGAACGGTCGTGTCGGTTCGATTCTGTGGAACATCCTTTGCGGAAACAAAGCCTACAAGGCACCGCCGGACATGTTCACAGACTCGTTCAAGTCGTAAGCAAAGGGAAAGGGCCCCCGAAGGGGCCCTTTCCCTTGTCTAGGTTGTGTCCGGATTACGGAGCTGCGTCGAAGTCGACTTCAACGAAGGACTCAGGGCGCTTCACCGCAAGGGCGAGACGCTGCTCGGCAAGAACGACAATCGCGTTCCTGACGAAGAAGTCTTCGTGCTGCTCAGAGATACGGATATTCGGGGACTCACGGTCGTAGAGCTGTGCGCCAACGCCGAACGAACCAATGAGAGCAGTGCCCTCAGCGATCGCCGGAGTGTCAACGACAGGCATACGCCAGAGACGTGCCTCTCCGCCTTGCTGAATCGAAACAGCCATCAGGTAGGTCCCGTTGCTGTTCTTCGTCAGCTCGATATCTTCCCAGTCATTCGGGTGAAGAATGACGCCGGTCGGCTCGTAGTAGGCGAGGAAGGAAAGCGTCGCTGCACGACGAATCGCATCTGCCTTCGTGTCCGAAACCGGAGCGGAAGCACCAGCAGACCATGCATAGGTCTGGATACCCGTGGTTTCGAGGATTCCCTCAAGGTTCTCGCCAGTGCCAGCACCGTTGAGAATCTGGTCGTCCTCTTCTAGGCGCAGGCCGTAGAGAAGTTCGTTGTCGATGATCGAGCGAAGCTGCGGTTCATCGGCTAGAACGTTACGGTGGGCTGCTTCCCAGTGCGCAAGGGTGCGAACTGGTGCCTGGAAGCCCTCAAATGCGAGGGTCGACTGTGGCTTGGCTGTGAACGAAGCCGAGGCATATTCGCCAACTGCGGCTGCGTTGTTCGTGAAGCCAGTCTGACGGAAGTACTCAACGATCGCAGCATTGGTGCGACGGACCGGGAAAAGGTCACGAACACGATGCTTGCGCTCAGCAGGAAGAACGATCGGGTCACGCTGGACCTGACCGAAAGCTGCTGGCGTGCCGGATGGCAACGTCGAGTAAACGTCCTTGTACTCCATGACGTTATCCTCGGTCTTGAAGGACCAAGGGGCTGCCATGTTTGCGCCATTCTTGCCACCAGCAAGCGCCTTGAACTCTTCCGAGTCAACGAACGCCTGGCCAATGGTCTTGGCTTGCGGGATGGAAGTGAACTGTGCTGCGGCGGTTTCAGCTGCGACTGATTCGTCGGCTGCCTCTGTGCCCCAGTCTTCTAACCGCTTCATCTCATCCATGCCGTCAATCAAAGACTTCACGTCCTTGATATCGACCATGTTCTGATCAAAGGCGTCCTTCTGGTCACGATCGACGATGACGGTGTCATCTTCAATCTTGAACGAGTCGGCGATTTCCTTGTTGGATGCCATCTTCTCGTTGAGAACGCCTTGAAGCTCCTTGTAACGACTTTCGTCAAAGCTCATGGGTTTGAAACTCCTGTTTCGATATGTGCTATACGTTTCTTGCCGACTCACGAGACTTAGGTAAGCACCCAGCCGTAGCGGTCCAAATAAAAGTAGCACCCTACGGGGTTCTTTAAATGCAACTATTCATGAAAAGCAAATCTGCTATCACTAACAGATTTAGGCAGAAACCTGCCACAGCCCCTTGGCAATCATCTTTTCTTCATAGTCGAGAGCAGGTCGGCGTTCAAGGATTGCGCCACTATCGGTGGTCGGTGACGCGTGCGCGTCTTTTTCGATGACCTGCGGCATCGTGGAGTTTGTGTAGAACACGAGGTCGTGTTTCTTCTTGAGGATTCGCGGCGAGGGGAGACCGCGTTCGCCTTGGCGGTATTTACGTCGGTACTTTTTGCGCCCGTCTTCGCCTTCAGTAAGGGGGGTGATTACGGTGCGTCGGGCTTTGGATTTCTGTTGAAGTGTTTTGCGTTTCTGCCGTTTTTGGTATGCCTCGTATCCGGCTTTGCCTTCGCGGATGAGGATGAGTAAAGCTTCTCGGCTTTCGCATGGCACCCAGCCTGCGTCTGTGTTGTGGGCACCGTCGCATCCCAGGGTTTTGGCGATCTTTAGTGCCGCGCCTCTGGTCGCTACCGTTTCTCCGTCGATGGGGTCTTTAGGCATTGATTCCGAACTCGTCTTTCAGTTTCTTTTTCCCTGCGGCATCTAGTTTCCCGACTACCCAGTATGGGTCTTCTCCCTGGGCATGAAAATTCTCATAGATGCCGAATTTGTTGTCCGAATCGGGGAAGCCCCCTCCGGCATCTTTCCCGTCACCATCGTAAATGCGGAAGGTCTCTGGCCCACCGGGCTGCACGAAAATGCTGATTATCTTGGCTTTGCTTGCATCGGCTTCCATATAGTCAGCGGCGTTCGGACGCTCTCTCCAAATTGCGTATAGGTTTGATTCAATTTTTCTCATAAGTCCTCTAGCTCAGCATATCAATAAAGTCTTGACGTGTCAATTGTAGGAACAGTTCGCTGTGCTGCTTGTAGAAGTCGTTAATTTGAGAAACATTCATGCCCCCCTGCTCCCTCGCATAGCCAGATGGCAACGAATCTATCAGGCCAGCACCACCAAGGTCAAGGTAGTCGCCAGCAGCTGAAATTCTGCGCTGTGCGTCTAAGAATTGGTCAACAACTTCATTCCGATCAAGCGTTCCGTCGTTTACGCCCTTCTTGAGCGAGGCAAGCTGGGCTAAGAACAAGTCGTTCCCGCCCGCATTCTTTGCAAAGAGTTTCGGAAGTGTTGATCCTGGCTTGAATGCCCTACTTTCTCGGCCCGGAGACATGTTGAACCCGAGTCCGTTATCGAGGGGAATAACTTGCGTCTTGCCGTCACCACCTGTCCCAAACAGAACGTTCGCATAATGTCTGTCTGTATGGCCCATCAGGTAATCCATCACGATTAGGCGCGTCTTGGTCACTGGATCATCCCCTGCATCCCAGTTCGGAATAATGCCAGCACCACCGCGGTGCTTCTGATTGCCTGCATTCCAGTGGCTTCCAGCCCACTGATAAATGACCGTACCCCTCCCCCTGTTGGGGCTTGTCACAAATCGCATTGGCTGCATTGGCATCCCAAGTTGTGCGCCAATACTGTTTGCGGCGATCTCTGCCGCAGCTTCGTGCGGACCACCCATTCCGGTTTTAACAGAAATGTAATCTTTAGTTTCCCGATCAACATATATGAAGTGTTCTTCATTTGCACCCTTTCCGCCATGCTGCTCCGTGAACCTCGCCGGATTTGCCTTTATTGCATCAGCAAGGAAAACATCCGGAACGTCCCTAATGGCACCGCCGCGTTCAAGATAGAGCTTTGCCTCATCCGAATTATTAATACCAACGTTGCCGACTTCAACGTGGGTGATTAGCGGCCTGTCGAGTTCGTCGAACTCCCCGAAAGCATTATCCTTACGATCCGGTTTGCCAAAATCGGGAAGCGGGCCCTGTTCTCCGCCAGAGCCAAACTTAATTTCCCGAAGCCGTTCATTCGCTCCGACAATTGCTCGACGTGCCGCTTCGTAATCTTGTCCTGCCACGGCACGCTGCTCAATAATGTCAGCAACCTGCTCGGCAGATAGGCTATCTCCGGCAAGGTCTTGGTCGCGCAGGTGAACCCTCTCTTCCGCAGCGTCTTGTGCGGCTTGAAGATTCTTGATGCGGCTATCAAGTTCAGCAATGTCGTCGATATCGACAAGCTCTTTAAACACCTGATCAACTCGCTTCGACTGCTGTTCATCGAGCGTCACGCTACGCATGTCATTCAAATCTTTGAATGCGCGCTTATTGCCAGCATTGTTGGCTTCTTCAACGCGCCGTAGGCCAACAATACGGTGACGGTTTTGTGTATTGATGTCGTCGTAAACCTTGGCGATGGATTGATTCCCGGCCCACAACCTCAAGTATCGCTTAGCGGCAGCCTCGTCTCCGCGGTCGATAGCGTCCTGACGTTGCTTCTTGTTCAGGTCAGCTTTCTTCTGATAACTGTCGCGCGCCTTCGCAACATCATCAAGGATGTTGGCAATATCGTCAGCGCCTTCGGCCTCGTTGATCTTGTTCTGAACCCTCTCCCCGTATCCAACATGCTTGTCGATACGTCTTTTTTCTTCTCTGCGACCAGGCTGAGATATGAGGTCTGCATCCGCAATTGGGATAGCAAACACATCTGCATCAACGTCCCCAACTGGTTCCCCACGAAGATTTGCCGCAGCCTCTTCCCGACCCAACCGGGCTCTCCGCTCATTCGACAACCTCAAACGGTCAGCATCTTCCCTACGCATATCGGCAAGAATGCGTTCGAAGACAGGCCCCTCAAGCTGGTCAACAATATCTACCTGATCGGAATGGGTGTTCTTCTCTATCGCGTTGTCGAGGAAACCAATGTCGATAATTTCGTCAATCTCGCGCTCATAAGTACTCTCAGACATCTCGTCCTTGTTCGCCTGCAGCCAACGACGTGCCTTTTCGTGCTCGTAGGCACCATCAACACGGTCTTCCCACTTACGAACAAGATTGTCTCTCTCGTTACGCAAAGCAACAGGAAGGTGATCGTTTACGCGGTCGTGTCCCACAGCTCCGTCAAATCCAATCCAACCGGGTCGGTTCTTCTTTGCCCTATCTCTACGCACAGCCTCTGGGTCGATAAGGTTTGCTAGCCGCTCACGAAGCTTGCCGCGTTCCTTCTTGCGGTCCTTCCTCGGCACATTCGTAAGATCAAGCACATCAGCAAAACGGTCACGAAGCTTACCGCGACGCCTCTCGGGTTGACCAGTTACATCAAGCTGATCCGCAAGACGGTCACGGACACGACCGCGGCGACGGCGAGGCTTGTTAGTTAGATCAATTGCATCCGCAGCCCGGTCACGAAGCTTGCCACGACGGCGAGGCTTCGGAGCAGAAGGAGTGTCCGGACGGACACGCTGCACAGGCCCACCCCCACGTTCATTGCGATTCGTGACATCAATGACGTTCGCTGCCCCCGAAGCCACCTGCCCAATCGCACGACGAATCGCCCCCGCCGCCCCACCACCACAACCAAGGCCCTGACGGTTAGTCAACTGTCCGCCATTCACAGAACCCGGAGGACAGCGAAACCTTCCAATAGCACGGTCAAACACAACCTTCTTAACTTCAAGACCCTCAAACGGGTCAGTTTGGCCTCGCGTAAATGCTGCCGCCTTGAACGCCATTGATGCGTGGTAACTGTCATCGTGGGGAATCGGGGAGGCTGTGTAATTTAGCGGGCCCCACGCCGACGGATCGTCAAAGTGCCACGGTTTCCCGATACCAACATCTAAATCCTTGAATCTCTTCGACGTCCATTCGAACGGATCGAAGTCGTTGGGGAAAGATTTTCCGACGACGCCCACAAACTTGTACGGCTTGACGTTCTTCGGTCGACCGGGCGCGCTTTGTGCAAGGAACGTTTCAAACACCCATCGCGGGACTGTCCTACTGGCGGTTCCTCTTTGTACTGTGATCAGACGCCGCGGTGCCGGAATGCTTTTTGCTGGCTTAACTTGGAACTTGAGTTTCGTTGTAGCCGCAGCTGCTTGTGTCAACCGACGGGCGGGGTTGATGTCAGGAATGTCGGGCTTGTTGACGGCTCGCGCAAACGCCGCCTTTTTGATCTTTTCATACTCGGCTCTGTTGATTTTCCCGTTTCGCACAACCTCAACAACTGTGCCTCCAGGAAGAACAAACGAAATCTTTCGTACATCTGCACGCAGAAGGTCAAGTTCGGGTCCACCAAACTCGATTGGACGGTCGATCCTTGAAAGGTAGGTTGCGTCCTTGAGGTCATCGTTGTCTCTTTGTGACGCAAGCTTCGCGACACTTGCTGCCGGAACGAGAACAGCGCCGTCGCTTCTGATAACACGACGTGCGCCCCTCTGGCTGGCTGGCGCTTTAGCTAAGGCAGCTGCAAGCTTGTTGGTTGTGGAATCCTGCTTCGCGATGTTTGTTCGGCTGCGCCCTGGGACGATAGCTGCATTCTCTGGAAGCTTTACAGTGTCTTTGACTGGCTTGACAAGGTTGCTGCCAGCACGGTCGCGACGTTTCGCTCGACCCGAACTGCTACCGATTGTCTCTGTACGAACCGCGCCTTGCACAGTCCGGAGGGTTTCTTTGATCGGCTTCTTCGCCCCAGGAGTCGCGAACAGTTGGGAACCGCAAGTAGAGAACCGTGCGTCGGTGAACTTGCCGCCGTGTTCAAATCCAGGAGGGCATCGAAATCCACGTCCAGAACCGCCAATACGGCCAGGTAGACCGACACCGATGAGGGGGTTGTTTCTACCGCCGGGTGCGATCAAACTGAATGCAATACGTCGAGTTGGCGAAATGCGAAACATGTGACGTTCACCTGGAAGAAATGCGGAAGCAGCTCCGCGAAGGAAACGGCTTGCCTTGTATTCAACAAGTGTTTGATTGCCGAACCCGACAGGTTTCGACATGATGGACGACGTGTCGGCCATGAAGGCACGCTCGTCAATTGGAATGCCACCGATTTCTTCGCTTTTTCGGGCACGCCGAATAACACGCCGCACAGAGCGTCGACCGCTGCGACGCTTTCTGACACCGCCGTGATGGTTTCCTTCGTTTGGCCACTTGCCCGTTGTCTCGTGGTGAAGCCACGCACATAGGGGCGGGAGCGGATAAAGCTCAGGGTGGTCAGCGAGAATCACCAGGCACCGACGAAACCCACCGGGCTTTCGCATGATGGGTCGCCAGTACTTCAAGAGGTCTTCCAGGTTGCCACGACGCGGGCCGTGACCGCGAAGAATATCGCCAGTGATTCGTTCCTGAGGAATTCCAGCACGAGGGTCGACCGAAGGTGCTTTTACCTTTAGATCATCCATTTAGTCCCCGTAGGGTCCGTTCACTCGTCGGAATTTGCCTTATCGACTGCCTTTTTCTCGGCCTTTGGCTTCTCGGCCTTTGGCTTCTTGGCCTTTGGCTTCTCGGCCTTTGGCTTTGGTGCCGCCTTCATGGTGAATGGCTTTGGTGCCGCCTTCATGGTGACGCCCGGAGCTACGCGCTTCTTGACGACATCACCAGCAGCAGCTACTTGGCCGTGCTTGTCACTGAACTGGGCTACCTTCTTCACAATTATTCTCCTAGCTCTGCCGCGAGGGCTTCGAACTCGGCGATCTGTTCCGCCAAGCTTGGGTCGTCCTCATTGTCCACGACAACACTGTGCTCACTCTTCCATGCGTCCGGAAGGAGGTCTGTGCGATCGAGTTCACGGGCACGCTTCTTGATATGCCTCTTCACCTTTTCTTGATCCTTCGCCCGACCGGCTGCCTGTACGGCATTACGAAGATCGCCTTCGTTTACAATCGGGAACGAACCGTCTGGGAGGGCGTCGCCCTCTTCGGCGAGTTCAGCACGACGCTCGGCTGTGAACATGCGCTTGAGTTCAAGGGCGGCCCTGGCTCCAGCGATTTCATCTTCGAGTGCCTTGATTTCTGGGTCGTCTTCAACGCGATCGTCAGCGTATTCGTCGTAAGCAACGACTTCTCCCGAGAGGTCGACGTACACGTCAACGTCCTTGCCGTCCTTGCCTTCAATTTCGACAACGTAAACGTCGAGTTCGCCTTGGAACCTGTCGGGGTAAACCCCAACTGATATTCCGTTGAAAGACTTGAGTGCAATGTCTTGCGCGTCGGCCATGGAGACGATTGCGGTTGACTGGAGTGCTTTCTCGTCAATCTCGCCTTCGACTTCAAGCTTCTTCCACTGCCACAACTCTCCTGCGCCCGTATAGACAAGCTCAACCAGGTCTTCTTCGGACTCGCGCTTCACGTCCACGATAAACACGTCATGCGTGGGTTCGTATCCGGAGCCGACGACGATACCGCCTGCATCCTTTTCTGCACGGCCCTCGACCTCAAGGAGCGACGGGAGTCCGTCTTCGGAAGCGCAGCCGCCTCGGCAGAAGTCGCACGGAGCTTGGAGCGCCTTGCGCTCTACGGAACAAACAAAAGAATCGCTGGGGAGTTCTTTGATTTCCGTTTCGTCCATGCCCATAGAGGTGAGTCGCTTGATCTCGAATTCGTTGAGTTCGATTACCTTCGTCTCGACTTCTTCGTTCTCATCTTTGACTTCGATGTCTTCAACGTCGTCGTTCTTTTCTTCGACCTCTTCAACGAGTTCGGCGAGTTCGGACATCTCGGCGACAAGTGCATCTTTGCGTTCGTCGTTCTGAGTTTCGGGAACCTCAGAGTCTTCTGTGACATCTGTGGTTTCTAGACCTTCGGGAGAAGCTTTCTCCTCGACTTCTTCCTCATCGTCCTTGACTTCGGTCTCTTCGGTCTCGGCCTTCTCTTCGACCTCTTCGTCGCCTTCAGCCTTCTCCTCGACTTCGACAACTTCGTCTACTTCCTCGGATTCGCCGGTCTTTTCTTCGACTTCTTCATCCTCGGTCTTGACTTCTATTTCTTCGTCGTTCTCCTCGACTTCGACTTCCAGTTCGTCGTCGTCCTTGGTTTCGGTTTCGTCGAGTGTTTCTTCCAGGCTGTCCGTTTGTGCATCGTCCTTGACCTCGACTTCGGTCTCTTCGGCCTTCTCGTCGGTTTCTTCTTCGTCTTCCGACTTCACGTCGTTAACGGCATCTTCCTCGTCGGAAAACTTGACCTCAAGTACCCCAGATTCCATCTGCGCAACGAGCGCGTCAAGATCAATCTCGACCGTTTCTTCGACGGTCTTAGCCTCAACCTCTTCGGTCGTTTCTAAGGTCGTCTCAACCTGCTCTTGCTTTTCGTTAGCCATCAGTGGGCACTCCTAGTGATCCAGAGATTCTTGAATCCTACTTGAGAACTTTTGTCTCGGGAAATACTTCTTCGAACGACTTCAATTCACCGAAGAAGTCCTTTTTGTCTACAGAAACGCTGAAGTCACCGTCAATATTTGACAATGCCCCAGCAAGGGTTTCGATTTGTTCGTTTACATTATCCGCGGAGGATAGGTAAACCGACACATTGCTTGGTCCTTCTGTGAAGGCTTTTTCGCCTGGGGCCACAACGGCAAGGTTTAGCTCGTCGATATGTGTTTCCAGTGCGTCGAGGATTGCTTCGGTTCGTTCCGAGTCTTCCACGGGAATATCGAGAGACATACCAAGGACGGCTTCGGGTTGCCCTGCAACCATCAAGCCTTCGGTGACTGCTTCTTCGCGGTACATATCGGCAAGGCTCTTAGATTCAACTTCTTCACGCAGTCCTGACGCCATGACTTGTTCGATAAGTTCCATGGCCTGCCGGAGGCTATCCATATTCCCGCGTCGAAGGACACGCCCAGCTTTCCCTTCGGTTTCTATGTCATAGACCGTTCCGGCAGTTCCGCTACTATCAGACCAGGTGATTCCACCATCACTAAAGTCCCACTTTACGTTGCTATTTGAAATTGAGAAAGTGGTCGACGTAGTGCCGTTATCCAGTATTTCGATTGTGCCTTCTCTGGCTTCTGGTTGTACGATTGTCTCGGGCAAGACGATTGCCTCAGGCTCGTCTTCCTTTAGCATGGGCTTGTGTTCCATTTCTGGAACCACCTGGGGCCCAATCGGTTCTACGATTGTGCGCATGCGTGCTCGGACGGGTGGGGTAAACGTAACGCGTGGTTTTTCAATGGAGAACGTCGTCTGGTACATCTCTCCTTCGCCGCGGGTGAACACAACTCTGTTGCCTTCAACCATGCGAATTCGTGCGGATGGACCGAAGACGCCAGCAACGGCACGATGAATTAGTCCGGCCAGGCCCTTCTTTTCGTCCTCGTCGTGATGGGCCTTTTCCCATCTGTCGTCGGACTCGTCCCACACCATGGAAACGGTTTCGCCCTGTGCGTCTTTGACAGAGATTGTTCCGGTAAGTTGGTTTGCGCCGTGGAGGACTGGGGACACTTCGTACAGCTCAACTTCTTTCAGGATGTTTGCGCCACGACTTGGGTCGTAGTCGGCGCGTAGAGTTTTGTACCCGATGGACCATTCTTGGTCTTCGCCGAAGAATCCGACAGATGCGAACGCTTCGCGTCCTCGTTCAGACTTGAGGTTAAATTGAACTTTGACATAAAGGCCACCGACACTAGCTTGGCGCATCTTCGAGGGGAGGCGAGGATCGCCTGATCCGACTTCACGAATTTCGAGTACCTTGCCAATGGGCTCATTCCAGTTGTGGCCCCATACGACGCGAGGCTTACGTCGGGAAAGGCTTGCATCGAATGCGCCTGGGGCGACGATGTCGTTGACGCTGTCTTTATTGCCGATTGCTGCGGCAAAGGCTTCTACGATTCCTTTTGCTTCATCAATGTCGATGGTTGTGTTGCCGACTGCCTTGAACAGAATGGCATCGTCGTTACCAAAATCGGGGTTGATTGCCATGGTCGTCATGAAATCTCCAGTTAGCTCAGAGCGAACAAGCTGAGATTAGACGCAAGGAGTGTCGACTCGATGAAACAAATTTAGTAAACGGGTTTACTTAAACTTCTTCGAATCCGAAGCCAAGGATGCATCGACAGCCAATTGTTGCGTTCGCAGGAGCAGCAGGATCGCCGGGGAACCGGAGCTTCACACCACCAGCGTTAAACGCCTCGCCAACAGCAACAGACTTGCCATGCAGCAGCTTATGCAAATCCCTCACCTTGTCGTCCTTGCGAGTCAACCATGTTTTTGTGATGACGCCAGACGTCGAAGCATCAACATAACGGCCACCGTTGTAGGCGGAGTACGCTTCGTTCTCTGCAATCATGGCTTTGCGCTCAGAATCTGCGTCCACATAAATGGCACCGATCACGACACGCAAATACGACATCTTGTCCTTAACGCTCAGCGCAGACTCGTCTTCAGCCTTTAAGGATGCAGCAACAGCAACAGCAACAGCTATCTGCTCCTTCGTAGTGCCGTTCAGTTTCTCGGCACGCTCCACCTGTTCGTCGGCGAGTTTGTCAATCTGCTTCGCTTCAGCCTCATCAGCACTTCCCGCTTTGGTGCGAGACGCATCTGCCATTGCGCCGACTATCACTGGTTTGAGGTCTTCGCCCAAACTACGGTTCCAAACAGCTTCATCAAAAATGAGGTCAACGACCGCAGCTATCGCTACACCAGAATCTAAGGCACGACGAACACGCTTACTCTCGGCCTTCTCGGCAACTACGCGCTGTTGGCGGTCGAAGAAACGTTCCATCGTGCGACCAAACACGCCTTCCCATCGCTCAATGTCAGAATCTGCCTTGGTTGACAATCCAGGAACGTACCCATTCTTCGTCTCTGTGACTTCAAGCCCTTTCTTGCCGCCTGGTAACGACGCCGAGTCGAGGTTGCCGACAATATCATCATCGTCTTCGGCTACGCCGGGTGCCAAGGCTGGCTCGCCACCACCAAATAGATTCGGGTCCTTGCTTGAATCCACGACAGGAATATCGCCAGAAGCAACGTCAAGCGGGAGTCCTGGCTGACCTGCGTTTGCCGGATCAGGTGGAAGCGTTTCCTTCTCGGTGTTTCCGATCGGTGTGAGGTTCGGATTCGCAAGAAGAGCATCGGAAAGTTCGGACACTACTTTCGCTCGACCAGTTCCGTCACGATATTCGTTCGCCGAGATCGCTCCAGACTGAAACTCATCAAGAAGATACTTCTCACGCTCCTGTTTCGAAAGGACAAGGACCGGGATGGTCGAAGTGTCATAGTCGACATACAACTCTTTCGAAAGCTGATCGAAGCCGCGCGCCATCAGGAGGAGGTGTGGCTCCATTGTTTCTTGCCAGAACACGCGGACTTCTTCGATTGCGTTCGAGAACGTTCGACCGGATGCGTTTCCGATAACTGTTTCTGGTACGCCGAACGCTGCAAGGATTTCTTCCTTTGTGATGGCACGCATCTGCTGATACGCCATGTCGCGTGGGGACGACCCAAGGTCAACGAAGTCTGCTCCATCGTCTGACGAGATAACTGACACGGCACCCGTCTTCCGGAGATTGCCACGGAATCGCGTTTGAAGCTCATCCCGATCAACGGGATCAATCTCTCCACGGAGAACAAGGAGCCCACCGGGACGACCGTCATTCAGGAGAAAGTTACGGTTGTAAAGCTTTGCCAGTTGCTCGACCTCAATCGCAACGCCAGCAGACTCCATGGGGGTGAGGGAAAGATATGGGTCGAGCGGGTGCGGCCTTCGCAGCCAAACGACGTTCTCGGGCTTAATGGTCTTCTTGTTTCCATCCGGCATTTTCACTTCGTAGCCGGACACGAACTTCGTGGAGTGCGGTATCGGGGCGGTCGACTGTGGAGGAAGCAGGTGAAGGCTTTCAACTTCTCCGTTGTTGCTTCGAATGATTTCGATGAACACGCCACGCGTAGAGATGAGGAGCTGTGTGGAGATTCTGTAACGGAACGCGAAAGAGGATTCGCCAATGTTGGCTTGCGAGTTCAGTACGTCGTAAAGCGCCTTGTACTTCTTTCCCGCGTTATCGACAATTTCCCCGGTACGTGCATCGTCTTTGCGAAACTGAATTGGGAGTTTTGCTTGGTTGGAAGCAATGGCGTCAATTGCACGGTATACCCAAGTAACGCGCGCCACGCCTTCTTGATATGCACGCTCAATGTTCCAGCCGTCGTGATATGGACGCCCTACCTTGCCAGGCATGTAGGCAACGGGCGCACCCGGAGACAGAACTTTCTTCTGTACTCCCTGGAGCGATTTGTTGCTCGTCTTGTTCCACGCCATTACTCAACCCCAAGCAGATATGAGAAAAACCCAAGAGCAACGCCAGCAACAAGCAGCCCGGCTCCGGACCCAAACATCATCGCAGCACCGATACCCACGAGTAGGATAGACGCAACTGCCCCTACATAGGCCAAGTTCTGCATGGAGAATACGCGAGTCAATAGCCCGGTCTTCGTTTCTTCTTGAGGAAGGGTCACGGGGGTAACCTTACTATTCGATTAGTGATCCGCAAAGGATAAATACACAAATGGCTGATTGGGAAGCACTCCACGAATATCTCCAACCAATTGAACCGCAGTATTGCCCCGAAGAACCATCACTAACGCAAAAAGTGTTTCTGATGTCTGACCAAACAGAGGCACTTTTCGGCGGAGCTGCGGGTGGTGGAAAATCGTCGGCACTACTTATGGCTGCTTTGCAATATGTGGATATCCCTAACTATACAGCAATCCTCTTTCGTAAGACTTTCGCCGACCTTGCACTCCCTGGTGCCCTCATGGACAGATTCAAGTCGTGGACTGCTGGCATCGACGAGATTCACTGGAATGCTAACACAAACACCGCGTCGTTCCCGTCTGGTGCCCGCATCACATTTGGATACCTCAACAACAAAAACGACTACTTGCGATACAAATGTTCAACTCCCGATACGGAAGTGTTGACTGAGGACGGATGGAAGCCCATATCGAATATCGTGGCTGGAGAGAGGGTTTTCTCTATGGACCCAGGGACTCGTGTCGGGTCGTTTGAGGCCGTTGCAGAAACTTACGAATACGATTATGACGGCGAGATCGTAGTAACACGACCTGGTAGCGACGTATCGTTCGCCGTGACCCCGAACCACACGGTGTGGCGTTCAACACAAAAATCGAATCGACTAACTCCGTCATTTGCGAAAGACTTGCCACAACGACCACACCTTCCACAAGTCGCAAAGTGGTCCGGCATTGCCCCTACCGAAGTGCGGTTCCTCGCCGGAACGCACGGCAACAACCTCAAGTTCTCGCCAATAGATTGGGCCGAATTCCTTGGCTGGTATCTATCTGAAGGAGACAGCGGCTCCTATGGTGGACGTTGGCAAGTCAGAATCAGTCAGACAAAAAAGTATCCACAACATCGGCTGCGCATCCAGAAACTCTTAGAGCGGTCTGGGGCAAATGTTCATGTCGACAACCAAAGCTTATCCCTCAACAATAAGGCGCTATGCCAATACCTTGACAAGCTCGGGTCGTCAGCAAAGACAAAGCACGTGCCTTTCGGGGTGTTTAAATGGGATTCAGAACACGCGTTCGCCTTGCTTGATTCGCTAATGGAAGGAGACGGCACGTGGCGCGATGTTGACCAAAAGGGTGGCCACTTCGTTACCACATCACCGCAACTTGCCGACGACATGATGCGCTTGGCAACAATGTGTGGCTATCGGGCTACCCATAACATTCAGCCATATAACGAAAAGCATCATTTCGTTTCTGAGGGAGAATCACATCATGTCTCCATATTGCACAAACCATCCGATACTGCTACGTGGGTTGAGCGACGTGACTACTCCGGAAAAGTTCACGGACTAAACGTGCCACCGCACCACACGTACATGATTCGACACAACGGAAGAATTTCCTTCACTGGCAATAGCGCTGAATTCCAATTCATCGGGATGGACGAGGTAACCGAAATTCGTGAAGAAGACTATCGCTACCTGTTTTCGCGTTTGCGTCGCCCGAAGTCCGGCCCCCTGTCCCGAGTCCCCCTGCGGATGCGTGCCGCTTCGAACCCTGCGCCAAACTGGGTACGCCAGCGGTTCATCATAGAAGACCAAGAGGGGCGAGTCTTCGTACAGTCATTCCTTGAAGACAACCCCGGCGTCGACCACGCCTCATATCGTTCGATGCTTCAAGAGCTGACCCCAGTCGAACGGGCACAGCTTGCAGACGGCGAATGGTTTGTTGCCTCCGAAGGCGATCTGTTCAAGAAAGAAAACTTCGAAATCATTGAGCCAGGAGAAATGCCAACGATGTTGGCTCCAAAGGTGGTCCGTTGGTGGGACCTTGCCGGAACGAAAGTTTCCAGCCAAAACAAGGACCCCGACTGGACGGTTGGCGCACTGCTTGCTTTCGACCGCGGCTTCGTTTACGTTTTGGATGTGAAAAGCTGTCGGGAAGAGTCGCCTAAAGTTGAGGCACTCATCGCCGAGACGGCGGCAGAGGACGGAGTAGGTGTTCCCGTTCGGATGGAGCGCGAGCCGGGCTCATCCGGGAAGTCGCTTGCCAACATGTACTCTCGCAACATTATCGCAGGATTCGATTTCGCGGCTATCCCGTCAACGGGAGACAAGATCACAAGAGCAAGACCGTTTGCATCCGCAGTTTCGAACGGCAACGTGAAACTAGTACAGGGCCCATGGATCACACGGTACCTCGATGAGCTTGTTGCGTTTCACAGCGAGAAAGGGTCGGCGACTGGTCACGACGACCAGGTGGACGCATCTTCTTCGGCGTATTCATTTATCACTGGTATCAGCGGAATGCAACGTCGCAAAGTCAGTATTGTGGTTTGACAATCCGGGCCCTGGTGATAGGTTCTCCTTGGTGTGGTACTTCGTCGATCTCTTCAATCCACGCCACATCCACCCCTACGTCTTGAACCATTGACGCTAAAGTGGCGGCACGGATGCCTCGCACGTGTGAGTAGTTTCCCCACCTGCGCGTAGGTGTTGTGATCCACAGCGTTCCCCCCGGCCTGACGAGCCACCATGCCACTTCCAAACATTTCTGCGGGTCTTGTACGTGTTCCAGCGTTTCGGTCAAGACCACATCTGAAAACCTGGGCTGTAGCCACAAAAGTTTCGGCAGTTCTTCGATAAACGACTCAACGTAGGACACGTTGTCTTGTATGTAGCTCGGTAGTTCAGCCTTAACTCGCGCCATCGTGTTCGTCAACATTCTGCCCGATACGTCAACTGCCACAACTGTGCAAGAAGGATGTTGTTGTAGCCAGCGAACGACGTTATAGCCGGACTGACATCCGAGTTCGATGATGGAAGCTTCCGGTTCGATCTTGACCCAATTCATGCGACTTGCCGGATATTGGATGTCTTTCGCCGAGCCTTCGGCTAACTTCTCGTAGAACGCTTTGAACCGATCGGCGCTATCCAGGTGTGGCATTTCTGGATTTTGAAGATCGTTCTGGTATTCTTCATCTGTGTAAACGTAGCTCATGGTGGTGCCTGTGCGAATCCTACTAGCAAATATTGCGCTCGAAAGGTTGGGCGGATCAGAAACTTGGACGAAAACAATGTTTGATGAGCTGTCGAAAACTCATGAAGTCCACGTCTTTTCGATCAAACCAAATAAGGTGTGGCCCGAAATGCCGCACTATGACGGAGAGCACTACGACCTTGGAATCATTAATCACGCAGTGAACCTCATCAAATTTCGTAAGGCAAACATAGGTCGGCTTATCTGCACGTCTCACGGAATCGTTTACGTGTCTGTTTCTGAAGAAGTGCAGGCAAGTCTCGCAGCGAAGGGTTATGGGTCTGTTGTGATACGAAACCCAATTGACACAAATCTGTTCGTTAGAACCCGACCCATACCCACAGCTCCCGCCAAGGTGTTGGTTCTCTCAAACAATCCGCCAAGGGTAACGCACAGAATCGCCCGCGCTATCAAGGGACTGAAACTTCCTTATCAACGCTACGGCGGTGCCTCACAAACCTCACAACCTCATTTGATTCAAGAGCTGGACGGAGCTAGTCACGTGATTTCGTTGGGGCGTGGATGCTATGAGGCCATGTCGATGGAGCGAAACGTTATCGTAATGGATTACAACGGGGCAGACGGAATCATTACACCGGAGTCAATGTTGGAGTTTCGAAAGAACAACTGCTCCGGTCGGCGATATGGCCTTAACTGGAGTGAGCAAGATTTGCAACGGGCGATCATGGAGTACGATCCAACACTGGGTCCGAAGCTTCGTGAGTACATTATTGAGAACAACAACGTCGTTGACGTCGCCCAAAGGTACCTCGCACTATGAGAACAATTATCATCGCCGCTGGGGGTGGCACCCGCTGGGAAAACTTCCGAAACACCCCCAAGCACCTAGTCGAAGTAGAAGGCGAACGACTCCTTGACCGTACCGTCCGACAATTCCTCAAACACGGCGAGGTCATCGTTGCTGGACACGACGAACGATACAAAGTCGACGGCGCTCGATTCCTTCGCCCACGGCGAAATTCGGCATGGAGGGAAGCCTCTAAGTTTCTAGACACACAAACTCTTTGGAGCCGAGATGGCAGAACCGTCGTGGCCTACGGAGACGTGTGGTTCTCCGACGACGCCATCAACACTATCGCCAACTACGAATCGAAAGACTGGGTGTTGTTCGCCAGATTCGGCCTCTCAGCAGTCACGGGCGGCGGCAGCGAATGTTTCGCCCAATCTTTCTGGTCTGAACACATCCAAGAACACCTAACCGCTCTGCTCCAAATAGCAAAGTACCGCAGCGAAAAGAAGCTGTCGCGCTGCGGCGGATGGGAACACTACCGGCAGATGAACGGTATCCCCCTCAAACAACACGCCCTCGGGGAATGCGTAAACCACGGTGAGCCAAAGGAACCCCACACGCTCGAATGCTTCGATGAGGTTCGCAGGTTTGTCAACATAGATGACTGGACGGACGACTTCGACTACCCCGAAGACCTGACTCGTTGGGAAGGGCGTAGGGCAGTGCCTGTCTTTGTGACGTGACACCTGGTTGCCAATCCGGTGCTTCTGTCGGAAACTTTATCCAACAATAGAACTTCACCTATACCTGCCTTCGTTAACAGCACCCTTAGCTCCTTAGGGGCTATTCCGCGCACATGAGAATAAGTCCCAACCCTGCGTGACGGCACCGTAATCCAAAGATTTCCACCATCCGATACGAGAGACCAAGCTACCTTTAGAACAGGCAGTGGGTTTTGAACGTGTTCAAGTGTTTCCGTAAGAACAACATCCGTATAGGTCCCAGAAACGTTACCGCCAGGAAGGTCTTCTATGAAACCCACGTGATATACGACCCGATCTCCGAAACCCGCCTCTTCAACTCTGCGTTTCGTTTCGTCAACAAAACCTTGAGAAACGTCAACTGCCGTGTATCTCAGCGTCGGGTAACGGGATAACCATTCAACGACATTTTGACCAGAGCAGCACCCCAGCTCGATGAGCCTAGAATTGGGCCGAAACGATATCCAGTTCATGCGTTCAGCCTCATACTTAATGTGCTTCGCTAACCCTAAGGCACATTGATCGTAGAATGCCTGAAATCTCTTTCTGGTTTTGAGGTGTAACATGTCCGGGTTGGATAAATCTGACTGATAATCTTTGTTCGAATAGGCCATCACGAAAGCATACATATGTTTGTTGCAGGCATCACCAAAGTCCGGAACGAATCGCACATTATCAAAGACACACTGAACCATTATGCACAGTGGTGTGACGGCATCTACGTGTACGACGATTTCTCAACAGACGACACGCCAGATATCTGTGAAGCACATCCTGCCGTGAAGACGGTTATTCGTGGCACAAACCTAGACCCGAACCGTCCACGTGCGGAGGCACGCAACAGGCAGGTCGCCCTGACTGCTGCCCGTGTTGACAACCCCACTTGGGTGATCTGCTTCGATGCCGATGAACGCATCGACGGACTACCGGACAACTGGTGGAAATACGACGGCGTCAAGATGAGGTTCTTCGATTTCTACATCACGGAAGAGGACGTCGACAAGCCGTGGCATGAGCGCAAGTGGATAGGGCCGGAGTATCGGGAAATCCTAATGATGTACCGTCTACAACCGCAGATGCGGTATCAGCACTACGACCAACGAGAGATGACGGTGCGCGGCAGCCAGAACGTCTTGCGTGACGGATATGTGAAGCACTACGGCAAGGCGATCTCTGTTGAAGAGTGGGAGAAGACTTGCGACTACTATGCCGAATGGCCTGAGCCTTATGCCACCAAATGGAAGAACCGCCGGGGGCAGGCGGTTCATTCCAAGTCCGATTTTGGCCGTCCGCTCATCCTGTGGGAAGAACGGGCTCTCTACGATCGGCGGCTTACGGAGTAGGTACCCCAAAAGTCAAACGATGTCAACACCGAACCGGGTGAAACACACAAACGGCCCCATCGCCTTCGGGAACATCTCAACCAGACAGTCACAGCAGTCGTCACATAGAACCATCCACGGATCGTCTACATAAAACCGTGCGTCTGTGTAGCCGCCGTAATGCCCGACCATGTTAAGGCACAGGCCGCCGTCGACTTGCTTGTAGGCCGTATCTGGCGGGCCGAGCCCATTTCCAGCGAACATGATGCGGAGGCTCTTGCCGCACTCGTCGCAGGGAACTTCTTCAAGGATTTCTTCTGTCGCCATACCTACTCCAAGGAACCTTCCACTTCGTAGCGTAAGCCATACACTACCCACCCATTTGCTGGCAATGGGGTAAAATGCTTCCGGTAGCTATGTGGTTGATCCGGATGTTAAATGTATCTTGGCCCAACAGGACTGTATGAGTTCGGTCCTGTCACTCTCCCCCATATCGCTGGGAACTGCGCTGGCGCTCCATGTGGTCTCGGGAGGTCGGTCATTAAGACTGCCTTCTAGCCGTACCGGAGCTTCTTCTACTGCCAGATTTAGCGAGTGAACCCACCGCCGCAACATCTAACTGAAGCTCGTCAGCGTTATGAAATCTTTGCAAACATCGCGCGACCATACACGACTTGACGAGACAATGCAAATCACATAGAATGTGGCCATGACTACTGAAATAACATTCTATGGAACCAGTGACGACCTCGTTGAAGTCGGTGGCGTCGACAACTTGGACGAGATCAACACCAACTACGACGAGCCGGAACTGTTCGACGTCAAGTACCAAGACCCTGCTGGGGCGGTTGATGGTTTGCGTGTCGAGGTCGCGTACAGCAAGGATGGCCTGTGGGGAGTAAGAGTTGAGCCACTGGAGGACGGGTTCCCTATCCCTGAGTGGGACATTAGAATTAAACGCCCGCACTACTCCAAGGACTACTCCACGATGTTGGCTATCAATGCACCTGAGGGAACAACCGTTGAGAGGATTACAGATTGAGTACACGCGTACTGCTTACGGGCGGGCTCGGGTTCATAGCGAGTCACGCGGTTGAGCATTGGCTCAAAAACACTGACTGGGAAATCGTGGTAATAGATTCCTTGCGGCACGCCGGAAGAATCGAACGCCTCACAGACATCGAAGAATACGACCCCGATAGGGTGACTGTTCATTGGCACGACCTGAACGTGCAATTCACTCCCCTGACCTTAAGCCGCATGGGCGACTTTGACTACATCGTGAACATGGCCGCAGACTCTCACGTCGATAGGTCAATCGTGAACCCTGGGCCATTCATCCGCAACAACGTCAACTTGGCGACGACCATGCTCGATTACGCAAGGTTCGCCGAACCCGAAAAGTTCATTCAGATCGGGACCGATGAGATATTTGGACCAGCACCAGCCGGAGTGTCGCACAAAGAAGACGACCCCCTTCGTCCTTCTAACCCATACTCCGCATCGAAGGCAGCGCAAGAACAAATTGCCTTCGCATACTGGAGAACCTACGATGTTCCCGTGATTTTGACACGGACGATGAATAACGTGGGCGAGAGGCAGGACACGGAGAAATATGTGCCCATGGTCATGAAGAAGGTCCTCAACGGAGAAACGGTTGAGGTTCACGGTAAGCCCCATCCAGCAGAGATGAAGAGCCTGGAAGATGAGGGGTACACAGACATCACGCATTGGGAGATTGGCTCTCGGGTTTGGCTACATGCTCGGAATCACGCTGATGCTCTGATGTGGATTCTCCAAAACGATGAGCCTTCCATGTATATGGACGGCGACTACTCCGACCATCCCAACTGGTGGAACATCGCTGGTGACGAGGAGCTGAGCAATCTTGAAATCGCTCAGGAAATCGCTGGCTACATTGGGAAGCCTCTCAAGTATGAGATGGTTGACTTCCACTCGTCGCGTCCTGGACATGACCTTCGATATAGCCTCGATGGTTCTCGTTTGAGGAACGCAGGCTGGGCTCCGCCTATGGACATCCACGAATCTTTGAAACAAATAGTCGAGTGGACGATGAACAACTTAGAATGGCTGGACGGATAGAACGCAAGAAGTTCAGATGGTCGACAAGATGTACGAAGCGGGCAACTCGATGAAAGAGATACAACCCTTGATTCTGTCACAGGGTTCGACTATCATGTAGGCTATGCCTACTGATCCACTAAACCTAACTCTTGACGAAACCGTTTCCGAAATAGGTCGGCTAGTCAACCACCTAGAGCGACTGACGTTGCTTTCTGCCGAAGACGAATCCGATCCGGAACGATCTATCAATCGCCTAATCGACCTCAATCTTGCAAAGGCAACCTTCACCACCGCCTACAAACAGTACGAGACAGTGGTCGCTCACGACATGGAACGCAAACCGTTCGTCGAGATGCCTGGCGGCTTCATCGTGGAACGCAAAGAGGGCAGGCCGAGGAAAAAGTGGAACCACAAGAAATTGGGTAGAGAGGTGGCGCACAGAATCCACGACAGGTCCATAGACATGGACACTGGCGAGATTTTGATGTCTGCCGAGGAAATGATGACTTCGATGCTTCAGTACGCTGCACCGTCTTATTGGCGTGTGACACAGTTGAAAAAGCTTGGGGTTGATGCAAACAACTACTGCGAATTAGGTGAAGGCACCGTATCGGTTTCAATCAGGAAACCCAAGGTCTGAAAGGGGACCCATGACTGACGAGAGAAAACAACAACAGCAACTTGAAGAGGCATATACGGATGACCTGATCAGACAAATTCAGGGCATGGACTATGTGCCTGTCGGCGAGGTCGTGAACCGTATGAATTCTGTGCTCGGCACGGGGAACTGGTCGTCACGCATCTCGAACGTGTTCGAATCGAATGGTTACGTTGTCGCCCACATTTCGATCACAGCAAACATTGATGGAAATGTGTGCATTGCCGAAGCTGTCGGCGGGTCGCAAATCACGACTCGCAGAGATTCCAACGAGATTCTTGACTTGGGGAAGGACTACAAATCCGCCTATTCGGATGCGTTGAAGAAAGCGTGTCAGCGTCTTGGTGTCGGCCTTCATCTCGCTATTCACGAAGAGGTTGAGCCTGTCGATCCGAACCCGGCCATTGGTGGGGATAGCTGGCAGAAGATGCTTGACGTGTTGAAGGGACTTCCTCCGGAGAAGGTTCAGGTTGCGCAGGATTGGTGGGCTGAGAACGGGAATGCCCCGAAGCCGGAGTACGCATCCATGACGTTGGATTTGTTCAAAGCGTTCGGAACTTACGTGAAGTCGCTAACGGAGAACGGTGACCAAACCAAACTCGACACGAGCGCCGAGACTGTAGCCACCGCTCTCGGGGCAGAGGTTGTCAACGGGGAGCCGTTCTAGTGCCGACTATTCTAATTGCCAGGCAAGACCACAACGGGGAAGAGCTGGACGAATACCACATCGACTACTGGAATGACGAGTGCGGCGTCTACTACCACCTCGCTACTGTTGATTTCAATACGTGGTCAGAACTGACCATGTCGGGGATATTCGACATCAAGGTCGGCCACAATCGAACCGTAGGCCGTGACGAAGATGAGGCTGAGGTCGAGGAAGCGACGGGCCCATTCCCGCGTCCATACACGCCACCGTACACGCCCGCACCTATTGACCCGAATCCATATCCGTGGACTCCTCATCCTTATCCGTCAGTTCCACAACCACCATATACGCCATACGCGCAACCCAACACGGGCGACCCGATGCCGGACCTCGGAAACACGTGGTGCGCCACAGATACAGGGTCGTGCGGAACCTCACGCGAACACAAGCCGGGCGCAGCGGTGGAATGGACGGAGGGCGACGGGTACGGAAACAAGATCAGGCACGTTTGCTACAACGGAGGGGATTGCCCAATTGACCACCTTGCCTAAATGCACATGTCCGTTCAACCGGACCACAAACAAGACGACATACAGCTACTACTGCGACAACGAAGAGCATCGCAAGAAAGCTGCTGGCAAAGTAGATGCGTTTACGGCACCGAGAAGAGAAACAGATGACTGACTGGACCCCCGTACCAACACCCATCCTTTCCCCATCCACGATCTTGTCCTACAACCAATGCCCGCTGAAAGTGAAATTTGCAAAAATCGACAAGATCAAAGACCCCGGAACGCAGGAATCCCTGAAAGGCTCCTTCGTCCACGAAATCCTGGAAGTTCTGTTCAAGACAATAGATAAAGGCGACCGGAACGAAGACGTCCTAAAAACTATCTCACGCGACTTGTGGGAAAAGAAATGGAAGGGCAGACTCACCGGCATCGTACAGGGAGAAAACGCTCAGCGAGACTTCCGATGGCAAGCATGGTGGCTCATAGAGAGTTACCTCAAAATGGAAGACCCGAACGAGACCGAACCAGTTGCCCTGGAAACGTGGGTAGACGGAACGGTCATCTCCGGCATCCGAGTCCGTGGCATCATCGACCGTATCGTTGAAGAGGACGGCAAGCTTGTCATCCAGGACTACAAGACTGGCAAGGCGTACGACCGAGGGTCACCATGGGATCGGGACAAAGAATTCCCGCTGATGGTGTACGCCGACCTCACCGAAACCGACACCGGACAAGAAGTGGACCGGATGGAACTGTGGTACATTTCGGGTGAGAAAATCGTCACATATGAACCGACCAAGGATGCGCGCGAATACATGTACGGACTCGTGCGGGACACGCAAGCAAATCTGACGGAGTCATGCCAGACTGGCGACTTCCCAGCAATAACATCAAAGCTATGTGACTGGTGCGCCTACAAGAGCCGTTGCCCAGCTTGGAACTAACAAGGAACTAACAGTGCTAAACGACGACGCATTTGCTCGTCTCGTAGCTGAAGACGTAAAGAACAGAGCTACTGACGAACAGAAAGATTACCTCCGTTCTCCCGACGTGCGAGGACGCTGGAGGAAAGAAGCCAAGCGGCTTCTCAACAGCCTCGACTCGCAAGTGTATGAAATCGAGAAGGAAGAGAAAGTCGCCGGAGAGCGATACAACGCTATGGGCGAAGCCGGGAAAACTCTTCTCTTCGAAGCGCGTCACAACTTCAGTGAACGCAAGAAGAAAATTGAACGGTTTCGCTTTTACGTAGAGCAACGCCTCACCGAAGCAGACCGCCTCATTGCCCTCGGAGAAACATCCGAACAGGACATGTCCATGACTGCGTTCCTTCAAAAGTCCATCGAAAAGCACAAGGCACTCATTGAGCAATACGACGTTGACTACAACGTCATAGATGAAGCGCTATGGGCATCACTTGGTGGTACGTGGGTGTTCGACGAAATCACAGAAGCCGACTTGGAATGAAAGTCGGGATTGCGACCGGCGACTTCGTAACAGAAGCAGTTCGCCTAGACGGATCGCAAATCCTTGGCGGAGCCGGACATATCCGTCTCGGTCAGTACCTCCGATACACGAACCACAACTACGTGCTCGGCGAACTCGCCTGGGACCCGGCTGTTCAAGAATTCGCCATCCGTAAATTCGATTCGGAAGACCTCACTTACGGGCTTGACATGATCGTAATGCAGCGATGGATGCATGCCTCGATTCCCGAACAGATCAAAACAGTTAGGAAGAAAGGTGTCGTAATCGTTAACGACATCGACGACTGGTATTGGGGCCTCGGACCGGGCAATCTCGCCTACTACGCCTCACACCCAAGAGCCCACCCAAACGAAAACACCGACCACTATCGCAAGACGCTCGCCGTGTCGGACGCCGTCATCACATCCACCCCCTACTTAGCGAAAAGACTAAGTCAATTCGTTGCATCCGACAAAATTCACATCATGGAGAACCATGTAGAACTCGACAAATTCACGCCACATGTACACGAAGAAGAAGACCGGCCAACTGTCGGATGGATCGGATCAACAGCACACCGCACATCCGGAGACCTCGACATATTGAAAAGCCTATACCGAACGATCGGCACCGAAGGGTGGAGATACCACCATTCAGGCCACGTCGGATATCACCCACACTTTTACGACGTCGTCGGGCTCGGGAAAGACGACGTCACCATCCTCCTCCCCGTACCACCCGAACGACTCGACGACCTCATGCGGTTCGACATCGGGGTCGTCCCGATTCGCAAATCACCATTCAATGAATCGAAAAGCTGGATCAAAGGTATCGAGTACGCAGCTGCAGGAATCCCGTTCGTAGCCTCCGACTCTGGCGAATACAAGCGACTGAAGAAAGAATACAAGATTGGCCGCACAGCCAAAAACAACGCCCAGTGGGTTAAGCACTTCAAAGAACTTCGTGATCCAGCAGTCAGACAAGAAGAGGCAGACCGCCAACGTGTCGCCCTAGAGCCGCTCGACGCCAAATGGGGCGCAGCGAAATGGGACGGACTGATAGCTTCGCTCGCATGAGGTACCGATCCAAAAAGCAGGAAACCATCTACAGGCAAAGGCGACCCCTCGTTGAGCGACTCCTACGAGAGCGACCGGCATGTGAAGCCTGCCCCGTGTTTGCCGCCTACGATGGTGCCGTGGTGTACAACCGGCGGCCATCATCCGATATCCACGAACTAAAGCGACGGTCGCAAGGTGGCTCCATTCTCGAAGAGCGCAACCTTTTGTCAATCTGCCGACAGTGCCATACGAACATCGGCAACAACCCGGCACTATCGGAATCCCTCGGGCTCGCCCTCCCCGGTTGGGCACACGACTGGATGTATGATGAGGCATACCACGTTCGTCTGTCATGGACAAGCGGCGAGCCAGCTACTCCCGAGTGGCTGAAAGGCGAAACATGACCCCCCCAACAATCATCGGGGTAGACCTATCCCTTACCTCTACGGGCCTTGCGTTACCTGACGGAAAGCTCGAAGTCATACAACCCAAGCAGAAAGGTGCTGTCCGCCTATTCGCTATCCGACGCGAGGTGAACGACTTTATCGCAAGATATGAAAACCCCGTCATCGTTGTCGAGGGATATTCTTTCGCAGCCAGGCACAGCCAAGCACATTCCATCGGAGAACTTGGCGGGGTGATGAAGTTGTCTTGGTACGAAAACGATTGGCAAGTTATTATCGTGCCGCCAACGAACCGCGCCAAATTCGCAACCGGAAAGGGCAATGCCAACAAGTCCGAAGTTGTGTCTGCCATCTCTGCACGTACGGGCATGACGTTCAGCGGCAAGGGTGCCGACGATCAGTGTGACGCATGGATTTTGCAAGAAATGGGAATGGTTGCATATGGGCAATCAGACAGAACGTGGCCGAAAGTGAACCTCTCTGCGTTGGAGGCAGTTGACTGGGGCATCGAAATCGACAATACTGGACAAGATGACGACCAACCATAGGCCGATTAGCCAAATTGAGATCGAAGAAGAACTTGTAAGGCTCGTAGCCTTACTTGAACAAGAAACCGACGACTTTGCTATTGCGGCAGAAGATGAAGCAAAGAAACAGGCACGCTTCAAGAAACAGTGGGCCATGACGTTTTTGGCAAAGAAGGAAGGGTCAGTCAAGGAGAAAGAGGCGTGGGCCGATTATGAGAACGCCGACGAGATGTTTGACATGAAGGTCGCCGATGCTCTTATGCGAGCAAAGCGCGAAAAGATGCACGGTCTCCGGACTTCCATTGATGCCCTCCGGACGCTTTCGGCAAACGTAAGGGCACAAACGTGATCAATTACAACAGAGGTGCTAGGCATCTGTTTGGAAAAGACTTCGAACGGTGGAAAAACGGTGAGACAATTGCTGGCGAAGACTTCAAAGAAGCTGTCCTCATAGCACTCGGCGAACCAGAGAAAATGTACTGGCTTTGCGAACATTCTGACACAGAAGCTTTGGGCCACTTTCAGGAAGACTATGTTGGTAGTTGGTGTCCGGGCCTCATCGAAGACGAAGGCTGGTCGAGCACAGTATGAACGAGAACGGCGAGTTTCAGTGCTTTAGCTGTGGCGAATGGGTTGAAGTTGTCTTTGACTACGCTCCAGCGGGTAGAAAGCTTATCGAATGGCGCTGCTGCACATGCATAACGAAAAAGCTATGAAGCACAAAATCCACGAAGACCTGCTATCGCTAATCACGCCAATCAACACAATCAAGCTGTTGCCGATCAACCCCAGGCATGGTGACGTTGACGCGGTTGCCGCATCCTATGACAGATTCGGACAGACCAAACCCGTCGTGGTGGTCGAGGACACCGACGGGGGCCTCACCGTCATTGCCGGAAATACCTCTTTGAAGGGTGCAATCAAACTAGGCTGGACGCACATAGCAGCCACCAGGGTTCCTTTCGACGACAGCAAAGCCGCCGCATATGCCTTAGCCGACAACCGTACATCAGAACTCGGAACCATCGACACCAACATTGTGTACGAGATGCTAGAACAGCATTTTGAAGAATACGGAGACGTATTCGAGGCATTAGCTTGGGACGAATATGAGATGGCGGCCATGGAGCCAGTCCTCAACCCGGAGCCTTCGCCAGCGAACGTCGGATGGCAACCGCCCGAACTCATCAGCGAAGATGACGAACAGCTCCACTTTACCGGAGACAAAGACATGGAGAAAGACCTAGTCACGTCTGGCTCTACTGCCGCTGGACTGTCCGGATCGAAGAGACACCTCGTACAATACACGCTCGTCTTTGAATCCCAAAACCACCAGGCACGCTGGTACGACTTTATTCGGTGGCTAAAGGCAAGAAGCGACGACTATCCGGGCAACACAACAGGAGCGCAACTTGTTGCGTATCTGGAAAAGGAGATATTCGGTGGGAATTCGCGAACAGATTGACGAATACGCAAACATATCCGAAGAAGAGCTAATCGTTTTCGACGGGCTCGACGACGCTATTCTTGGAATTGCGCACACCCATACGCAGCCAACTCGTGTGGTATACTCTTACGAGAAGATCATTACTATCTTGATCAACGAAGGCCAGTCCTACGAGGAAGCCTTGGACTATTACGGACATAACATCGAATGCTTATGGGCAGGAGAGGGCACCCCGTCCATCATGCACGTACCGGAAGGACTCTGATGCGTTGGCGTTACGGAATCGTTCGCAACATCACGGAAACCGAAAGCAGCACCTGGCACGACGACAACCTTCACGAAATCTACGTCGACGACGATGATAAGATTTTGGGTTGGACTAAAGAACCGTGCAGCATCGGGATCAGTTATATCCCCGACGACCCCGACTTTGGGGATCACGAAAAGTTCTGGGAAACCATCTTGAGGGATATTGCCATAGACCTAAAGGACCACGAACAACCCGTGGTATATGTCAAGGACGGTAAAGAATGGCTCGGAAACGGCTATTCCTGGACCACACAAACGTCCTAAAGGCTGCTCGGGAACGCATCCGGCACGTCTACGACACATTCGACACCGTTGCTGTCCAATTCTCTGGCGGCAAAGACTCCACTGCTGTTATCTATCTTGCCAAAGAGATACACGAAGAACGCGGGCTGGGGCCAGTCAAGGTCATCTTCCGAGACGAAGAAATGGTTTCGCCTTCCGTAATCGACTTCATTGAACGTGTACGTGATTATAGCTGGATCGACCTCGAATGGTATTGCCTCCCAATGGGGCAAGAAGTTTGGGTGCTTGGCAGGCGAGAGTACGTTCTGCTGTGGTCAGCGCAGAGAGAAGCCGAAGGCCGCCTTGTCCGGCCAATCCCAGAGGGGGCCATCATGGCATCCGACTTTGGGCTTGATCGCAACAAGCCTGTTCCGAAATCCGTGGACTACTACACGATGCAGGGCAAAGAGGGCATGACCGCCTTCATCACGGGGGTACGCGCCAACGAGTCGATGATCCGATACAGGTCCGTGACACAGAAGCTCCACGAGAACTACATCAATCGCCCATATCGGATGTCGAAAGCCGTACCGCTCAGGTTTGCCAAAATCATCTACGACTGGACGTCGGATGACGTCATGAAATTCATCATTGACGAACACGGTGCCGACTACTGTGCCTTCTACGACTACGCCGATATGACGACAGCAAATCCAAGGGTCGGAATTCCGTTGCACTCAATCGCTGCGCGCAGGCTCAACGACGTTGTTGTTACGGAACCGGAGTTCTACGACAGGCTCGTTACGGCGTTCCCCCAGATCGACGCACAGCGCAGACTGTGGGGGGAGTTTGACGTCCAGGCCCTCATCGAAACGTACGGATCATTCGGATGGGATGGCGTGAAGATGTGCATTGAAGAGAATATGTTGACCCCTGGCCTACAGAAAGGGGCGAAGGTATTCGTGTCGAAGTACCGCAAGAAACACGTCACAGACCCGTATTCGTACCCACTGGATCATTTGATTCGAACACTGTTGCTGAATGAGTTTTTCGTGTCATCCCCTACCCCGGTCGGCCCCAAGACAAGGGCGAACACAATGCGTGTCGCTCACCAGGAGGTCATGGATGCCAACAACATGGACCTCCTCGACGATACCGTATAGAACACTACCGTACGTGTTGACATTTCCTTGACGATCGGGTAGGGTTTGGCTATGGCAAGATTCCTTATCGCAGGCAGCCGAAACCGATACGCACCAGTGCGCCTAATCGACCACGCCCTCGGGTCGTTAGACTCCGAACAGCGTCTCTACACGCAACACGTAATCATCTCCGGCACAGCCGGGGGCGTAGACACTTCGGGCGAGCACTGGGCCCTTTCCCACAAGCATGAGATTTTGTACATGCCAGCCGACTGGAATAAGTACGGCAAAAAGGCAGGACATATTCGCAACAACGAAATGGTGAACGTCCCGCCCGACTTCGCGTTCGTCCTGTGGGACGGAGAAAGCCACGGCACAAAAGGCATGATCAAGCTGCTCGCAACGAAACGCATCCCGCATCTCGTTTATGTAGATTATGAAGGAACCTATGGGCTTCAAGAGAAGTAAAAAGAAACCCGTTCGCTTTTCGGCAACCTACGACGATCCGCTATGGGACAAAGAAGGAATCGACCCCAATAACGAGTCCATCACAGCCTTACTGAACGTGATCGAGCTAGGCCAGTATTCCGTTGGAATGGTCTGTGACGTGTATGAGCTGTGTACTCACCTTGTGTGCAAAAAGTCATACGAACTGTGGGCAGCAATCGACTCCACTAAACGTCACCTCGTCCTCGATGATTGCTCAGAACACGAATGGATTGACATGTCGAACGAACTCGTCTCAGGTGGCGAGTATTGCAAGAACTGCGGATGGTTGAAGGAATCGGAATGAACATTGAATATGTGCAGCCAGAGAACCTAAAACCAGCCCCCTGGAGAACTACCCATATTCTTCGACCAGACTTGAAGGTATTGACGGCCTCGCTAAAAGCCGGATGGCTTGCGCCAATCGTGGCCCATGAGGACGGCTACATCATTGACGGATATGCGCGGTGGCTTATAGCGCAAGACGAACCGTCGATCCTTCCTATACCTGTTGTGTGGCTGTGTGGCCCAGAGATCAATGCCATGTTGAAGCACGTACAGCTCAACCGCGGACGAGGACAGATAGTGGCGAAAGACCTATCCCGACTCATCAAGCGTGTAGTGCGCAGCAAAAAGTACAGCACAGACGAACTGCGCATGATCCTCAATATGACTGTGGACGAATTCCAGGTGCTAGCTGAAGGCGACTTGCTGAAGCGCAAAAAGATGAAAGAACACAAATATAGTCAAGCATGGGTTCCTGTGGAAACGAAGGGGGAGGTTGAGCGCATCCAGATTGAGCGCCCCAAGACTCCCGATAAGTAAGAGCCTGGGATGCAGCGGAAAGGAGGAAACGCTACACCCCAGACCCTTCGCTCTGGCCACCCCGGCTGGACAGGGAAGAGGAAGGGAAACCCTTCCGAAGCGGCCTCACCCGAGCTATGGTAATAGCATGAACTCAGCCGGAAAGAAACTATGACCGACCGACATCTGCCAGATGAACTAATGATTGCTCTCCTGGCATATCAAGACGACCCAAGTTGGCTTCCCCCACAAGGTTCGCCAGGGTTGCGTGCCATGTTGAAGGTCGAAGGCGAACCGCATGACCGAGATTTCGAATGGGTCGACGAACAGCACGAACTTCAGAAAAAAGCTCTCGCCCTCTACCAAGAGATGGTTGTCGCAGCGCCTCCCCCTACGACAAAGCAAATCCTTTCTGGCAACCCGGTCGAATACCCGGATTGGATCGGAACGCCTTGGTCGGAAACCTTGATGTCGCCATGGTCACAAAACCTCTACGACGCCATCGAAAGCGCGGAGGAATATCTTGACACGAAGACACGCGCCAAAGCGTAGAGTCGTCGATATCGTCAGAACTGGCGGCTATCCCGATGTCTGGTGGGAGCACTGGATGGAGTGCGGTCATCTGGAATTGCGTAAGAGAAAAGCTCCAGGCAAGAAGATTGGCTGTGGCCTATGTTCCTATGACAGGGACAACACCGTGGAAATCAACGAAGAGGCTACTCTCATGTCCTATACGTCCGATGTAAGGGCTCGTCTCGCATCCGCCCTTGAGATTACTCAAGAAAGTGTAACCATCGAAGCGCGCATGGTTGGGGGGCGACCGAAAGTTCAATCAGCGATGGTTGTGCTTGGCGGAACTCAAGTTAGGAAACTCGCAGGCAAGTAAGCCTCGGTTGCAATCCCTGCGGCTAGCCTGTTAATACGATGAGTTTGACCAGAGAAGAGATCAATTACATCCGCGACACAATGGCCAAGGAGTACGAAAGTTCCTTTCCGGTCACGGCAGGCAGCACGGTTACCTTGCGATGCGAAGCAGGCGAACGCATAGCAATCGAAAGAACAAACGGCTCCATCGAGGAATACATCGGATGCGGAGAAATCGTATCGAAACACGAAGTCAGGGAAGACGTAGCGGCTATGTGGGAGATTGTCGCAGACCTGTACATCCTGCACCTTGATTCAGCCCATGGGCTCGGCGGAGCCCTCACCGAATTCGGCCAAGAAGCTTGATAACCCACTGGAAAGGCTTGCGCAAATGGAACTCCTAAACTCGCTATCAAGCGGGCTCGTCACCGTAGCCGCCCTGCTTGCTGCCCTCGCCATAATCCTGAAGTTCGCAAGGAGCCCAATCTTGAACTGGCTGAGGATCACCACAACGCCAGCAGATGTGAAAGGCTTACTTGAAGAAGTCAGCGACAAGGTCGATGACGTACTGAAAACCATGGACGAGCTTCTGGAACTCGGGAGCCCCCCAACAGAGGAAGAACTGGCCGAAGCTATGGAGACGATGGAGCGTGCCGGATTCGTCCTCAATTACGAACCCGCTGATGTTCCCGAAGAACCGAACGGCTTGACAATTCCTTGACACTATGGTAGGGTGGTGTTCATGAACACGTTCGTACCGGGGGACAAGGTCAAAGCAAAAGACGGAAGCAATCGCATCATGACCATCATGCGCTTCATCGAAAAAGACGGTGCGCTAACTGGATACCAATTACTAGACAACGACGGACGCAGCAGGTTCTACCGTCACGAAGACCTCAAGCCAGCTATCCCGAAACGGAAAAGGAGACGGAAAAGCTGAGGCCGAAGCCCCAACAAATCCGCCACCTCCTAGCGTTACTCTTCTGTGTATGCAGGAGCTTTGTTATATCCAAGAAGGACACCCACGCCTGGCCACCTCTTCGCTGCCATCCTGACAACAAAGTAGTAGAGACCACCGAGAACGGCAGTCAAGCCAGCGGAAATCGCTGCGACAGCTTCCATAGAAGTTGCCTCATCGAGCATTCCTTGGGCGACCAACCAAGACAAAAGCATCCCAACGCCCATCGGAACATATGTCCGAATCTGAGCAATTACGAAGTCTGACATCAATCAGTCCCTTGTTCGGTTACCGGGTCATGGCCCAAAGACCTAATCTGATCCCTGAGCAGAACAATCTCTTCCTTGGCGGAAGCCATTGCCCTTTCCAACTCCTCACGATAGTCGGCGCGCTCCCTCAAGAGATCAACTTGCATCTCCAAATACTTCACGCGTTCACGCAAGTGCTGATTCTCAAATCGGAATGTTTCGAGGTCTCTGGCCTCTGCCTCAAGGGCGGTAATCCTCATGCGAAGCCCCTCGTTCTCGCTGTCCGACCTGTCGAGGCGTTGCTCTAGTGGATCGACAAGCTGCACCGCGGCACGCGAGATTGCGTCGGCACCCTCACGATCGAGTTTGCGATTGGTAGAACGTCCGACAAAAGCCGCACCGCCAAGACCGACGAGTGCGACAACTACGGCTATTAGCTGATCGCCAAATTGTTCCAACACTAGCTATCATCGTCCTCCATGTCGGGAGGGAAGTAAGCCTGTACGACCCTGTGGGTAATGTACCCAGCCAACAAGAAGTATGCCACCGTAGAGACCAGTAAGCCGAGAGTAATCGACCCATTTTTCACCGCTTCGGGAAGGTCGTGCCCCAAGAGCCCGCCATATATCCCGATGTACCCTTCCCAGATTCCCCACGCAAAGGACACCCCAACTGCATATATTCGCATGGGACGGAATACCGTGGTGGTTTCGAACCGATAGGCGCGCCAATAAACAAAGCCAGCCGTCAGCCACGCAAAGGCAACTACCAGCCTGAGCCCAGTTCCCCACATGTCGGGATTACCAGCTTTCTAGTTGTGCCCAGGTAACCGGACCGACCTTGCCGTCAACAACGAGGCCCTTGGCGACCTGGAAGTTCTTGGCTGCGGACTCCGTACCAGAACCGAAAATGCCATCTGCTGCGCAAGTACCGTCTTCGGACCTCTTGTCAGCGAAGCCCCAGTGGGCAAGCATCAGCTGTGCTGCCTTCACCGTAGGGCGCTTCTCTGCCGTGCCCTTGCTGTTGTACCCGTCGCCTCTCACGACTGTATGCATCTCGTAGTCTCCTGTCGGGGGTGGAATTGGTTCTGTTGGTGGCGGTGTAACTGTTCCGGCTGTGAAGCCTTCTGCCGCGTCTTGGAATAGGCCCATCGTGTAGGGCGAACCCTGTTCAAATCTTGGATCAATTTTTCTGCGACTCCAGTCCAGGTGGCCGATGTTTCGATAAATCGACCACTCGTAATGTTCTGAAAGAAGCGACGCCGTAATGTAGGCCATACGGAACACGCCTTGGTTTACGGGACTTCCGTTACCGGGGTGAACGATTTCGGTGCCACCCATAAAGCGGTTTCCGTAGAACTTCGGATACGAGTCTGAATTCTTCTGGGGACCGTAGAACCTTATGTCGGCTTCAACGTGATCTATAAGCACTGGCTTATATCCCGATCCGTTGCTGTAATCAGAGGGGCCAGCCGAGACAATGACAGCGGTCGGCTGCCCGGCATCACTGTTGTACAGCCTGTAGTTCGATCCACCCTGCCACATGCCCATGAAAATATTTGCCTTCGTCTGGCCCAGGCCGTTTTTCACAAATGGGGTGTATCCGTTTGTGGCCGTGTGGTGCCAAACCCAGCCACGAGGATCGCCGATGTAGCCGTCGTGAACCTGCCTGCCGTCACTCTCGCGAAGGCGTGACCAGTAGTAGCCCTGCTCGTTCTCTTTCCAGCCATCGAGTTCAATTACGTTCAGACCCTCGGCACGCATTGCGTCGGGAAGCCAAAGAAGTGAAGAGTGTTCGTAACCCATTACTCGGCCCTCCCTTCTGTTGGGTTAGGCGGCGTGTCCGACCAGTCCCATTTCTCCGTGTCATCTGCTTCTCCCTCCTGCTTCCAGGCAGGCAGAGGATCAGCAGGAATGCCCTCGGGGGGAGGGTTCAAATAGTCGTATTCCTTTTCCACGATTACTCCTCCAGGAGGTGTGTGTCAATTGCTGCCCAGGTGTCAGAATCTACCACGCCGTCCACGTGAAGATCAGCCAGTTCCTGAATCATCTTTACGTGATCTTCAAGCTCTTCATCGAACTTGCCTTTGCCTAAGCCGAATGCTTCTTTCATGGTGGCAACCGCTTTGCCGCCGGACCCAACTTGGACTTTGCGACCAGGGAATTTGCCGAGAACAGTCTCTTCGTTTGTCGCAACAGCAGTTGGTTCGTTGACTACCGGGGTGACCATGATCGTCTCCGTCTCGATCGTATCAACATCATCGAGCGCAGCCCTGAACTCTTCGATCGACGTAACAGTAGTAACGTCACCGTTTTCGATTTCTTCCAAAGTTTGGGCGACAGTAGGCGAAATGTCTTCGTCTGAAATCTCAAATCCCGAGGCAACGGGACTGCCATAAAGACCGAGGAGGAACATGTCCTTGTCGACACGCGTATCGCTTGCATGCGTGAGTGGAACTTCGGAAGTAAACGCAACTCCTTCGAATCGCAACCATTCGCCGACACCCATCGGATCGCCACTATACAGCTCGGTGAGCGAGCCTGCGGCGGCTGCGATTTTCGCGACTTCGCCACCCAGCCACATTGACTCTTTCGCTGTAGGCGTTTCCCCTGCGGGAGTAAGGACAGTAACCCAAATGTTGTGACCGAACCTGTGGGGCTCAACCGGAAAATCAGTAACACTCACGGGAGCAAGCTGAATGTCGAGATGTTGTGCCACGGTTTCCGTGGTTGCGTCAAGTGTGAAGTGCGGTACTCGTCCGCTCTCGCCATAAGACAGTGCGGCTATCCGTACGGAGACGGCGTTCGAAGTGTCTACGGCAACGCGAGTAGGGCCTTCTTGAAATGGAGTTCCATTGATAGCACCGCCGCGAGCGTTTACGGCAGGCCATGATTCTGCGTGTGTTAGCCAGGATTGCATAATCGTGCAGTCTAGCCGTAAATACCCCGGAACGGAAGAAGGGGCCCGCTAAGGCCCCTCCGCTTCCGAGAAAGGAGGATCAGTCACTGGGACTCACCCACACCGTTAGGTGCTTGTCTCTAGCATAGCAAGCAAGTTACGTAATGTCAACCCGTTCTTGTTCGCTGAGTCTCCTGTTGCGTCCCAAGGCTAGAAGCAATATTCCAACCAAAAGGGCAACCATGCCGACCCCTGCCCAAAGGCTCATGTCTGGCGAACCTGTTGCCGGGAGTTCGCACTCCCCGTTGGCGTTCACAACAAGACCGTCATCACATTTCTCGGGAAGAATCGTTGTGGTAGTCGCTGGCGGGTCTGTCGTTGTGGTCGTATCGGGAACTGTTGTGGTCGTTGGCGATTCCGTCGTCGTAGTTGTGTTCGGCACTGTTGTTGTTGTTGTTGTTGTGTCCGGCACCGTTGTAGTTGTTGTGTTCGGCACTGTTGTTGTGGTTGTCGGTGGTTCTGTCGTCGTAGTGGTTGGCGGTTCGGTGGTGGTCGTGTCCGACACCGTCGTCGTCGTAGTTGGCGGTTCGGTGGTGGTCGTGGTTGTCACCGTGACGTAGCACTTTTTGACTGTGTCCCACGACCTACGTCCGGTAGGTGGCGGATAGCTCAGCCCACCATCCGGAACGACGATAGGGCCGATCCACTCATTGTTGTTGTGACCATTTTCAAAGAAGTAAGCAACGTCATAACGACCGGGAATTTCCCCACTGTGGTTGCTGTATCCCCGGCATTCTTCCGTGGTCGCAGCCAACACGGGCAAAGTCGATACGACTATCGCCAAGATCGCTGCCCCTAATAGCAAATACCTTCTCATGTGTCTCTCCCTACTTTCTGTGGCGTCCTTGCTACGTATTGTAGCCCAAATTTACAGAAAAGTCAAGTGTGCCCTGAGGGCAAAGAGAAGGGGCCCTCACGGGGCCCCTTATTCCCTATTCGAGCTGACTCGTTACCAGGGCGAATCCGCGGGCGCACCACTGGGAGCGGAAGCACCAGCAGGAGCAGACTGACGCTGACGACGCGTAACGGAATCAACCGTCCACACGTTGATCGCAACGTTGTCTGCAACAACCTCAACGAATGACCTCTTCTGGCCCTCGTCATTCTCCCACGATCTTTGATCAAGGCGGCCCGTCACGATGACGCCCATACCTTTCTCAAGCAGCATTTCGACACGGTCGGCAGTCTGACGCCACGTCACAACATTGAAGAAGGAAGGCTTCGATACCCACTCTTCCCCTTGCTTGTAACGGTGCTCAACAGCGACGGAGAAGGTGACCTTCTTGTGTCCGGCTGGGGTCGTAGTGACCTCGGGGTCGGCAGTTGCATTACCTACGAGCGTAATTGGGCTCAAATTCATCGGCTAACTCCTAATCGTCTAGAGCCTTACAGGAGTTCATTATAGCAACTCGGCAAGACAAGTCAAGACAGAAGAAGAGACCCCTGACAGGATAGAAGGGGCGGCCGCAGAATGCCTGCGGGGGGGACACGCATCCGGGGCCTTGGGCTTTGTCAGGAGCCTCTCCTGCTGCAAGGATACTAAATCGTGCCGTGACTGTCAACCCATTCAGCCTCAAACGGCCAAATATCGCCACGCACCAACGCAGCAGGCCACTCTCGCTCATCACGTTGGCCACGATAGTGCTTCACTTCAAACCTATGGTGAATCATCGGATCGGGAGCCAGCGCGATACCAAACTCCGACCAACGAGACCACACCGACGAACCAAACGGACGAAGCGGACGACCAGAATCCGACGAACCCAAAGGAGCGTGATGCTCTAACCACCAAGCACAGTTGTACTGATCCCTGATATAGTCGAAGAACTTTGCAACCTCAGTCGTCACAGCCTCAGCAGTACGGCCACCCGGATCAACCATTGCCTTATACAGCGGACCGAGGAAGATAATGTCGGGCTCAGTTTGGGCAACAATGCGCTCCAACAGGACACGATCCTCAGACTTTAGCAAATCCAAGCCATCTGGCTTCACCAGAAGGTGAGCATCCAGCGGACCAACGTCAGGCTTGACCCAACGAATGCGCTCCAAAATCTTCGCAGACGTACGCTTAATGATCCGCTCAGGGTTTTCCAAATCAACAAACAGCGTCGCAACCTTCGGCATCGAATCCTTACGAAACGGGGAAATGCCAGCAGACGACATTAGTGCAACTTGCCGCGCAAGCATCGTCTTGCCGACACCCTCCGCAGCAACCACAATAACGCGTTCCTGCCGTTCCAACAACCCCGGAATTACCCAATCGTAATCATCGACTCCCTCTTTTAGGAAATCTTCCCACTTCACCAGCCGCCCATAATCCGTAGGGTCGAACTCTGCAATATCAAGCATTGAGCGGGCACGGTGCAGCTTCTTCTCAAACGCCATGTTCTGTTTAGACAAGCTGCGAAGCTCTGTCAAGATGTCAACAAACGGGTCCTGATTCTCTGCCGACAGCTCAATGCTCACAAGACCAGCCAGCGAACCGCCAGCGTTCTCAAAGAACCACGTCACATCCTTGTTACCCTCAGGGGGACCAACAACGTGAACCTCAACATCTAGGTCTTCTAATTCGCCCTTGATGTGAGCTGCGTGAGACATGCCTACAGCATCACGGTCAGGCACAATAAACACCTGAGACGCCTTAGCTAAAGCTTTCGTGTGATTTGCTTGCCACGACCCGGCACCGCCTGGGTTGCAAGTTGCCTGTACCCCAGCAGTCACCAACGTTGCAACGTCCTTCTCACCCTCGGCAACATAGATCGGGAGACCTTGCTCAATAGCGGACTTGATCTGCGGATACCTGTAAATCGGCTTCTTCAAACCCGTAGTCGAATATTCCCAGCCACCAGCCTTCGTCGGCTTGCGTTGCGTGAACGTTTTACGACCGTCGCCCTCGATCCAGCGGGTTACCTGAAAGATCAAATTGCCCTCAGCGTCGGTATAGTCGTAATTGGCTATCCACTCTTTTTTCTTCCGGTCGCGAGACGAGCCCGGCTTCCACAAGTCCTTCATTTCAAGTCCGGCAGACTTCACAATATCGTCAACAGCGCAGCCACGATGACAATTGAAAATCAGCTTGTCACCATCGGTACCAATAGAGATCGACATAGACGGGTGTGAATCTGGGTGAGCAGGACATATGACCGACCAGCCGTTGCCGGAAGTCTTAACACCCTTGAAGCGATCGAAAACTCCGTCAGCCCACGGAGGAATGCCTTTCATCGGCTGTCCAATTCATTGGCAAAATATTCCCCGCGGTTGTCGTCGTACAGGCGAAAAAACACGTCCCTCTGATTGTTCCGCCCCATCTCCTTCATCGTTTTGGCTACGATAGGGTCGAGGTTGCCGGGATCAACCCCGGACTCAAGGTCGCTGCGAGCTTTTTGAAACTCAACCCACGCTTGTTTCGTTGGCGGCGCGATACCTGTCTTGCGATAAATCAATTCGCCGCGTACGTCTCCGGGTCGTGGTGGGTAGTCGCCCGCCAGGGCGCGTTCGTCAACATACTTTGACACAAGGTCAAAGTCGAGGTCGCTAAGAAAATGCCACCAAACCTTGTAAGCACCTTTGCGTCGTGTTGGCATCTCGTAGACATTCCAGTTGATTGATACGCGGTCGACGATCGCTTGTAGCTCTTCCTTCGTCACCAAAGGTCCCCTTCTTCGTGTTTCATCATGGCAAATCGTTCGATGTGTTCTGCGTCTCTCAAAATCAGCCCGATGTCAAGGTACCTCTTTCCGCTGCTGTTGTGGCCCGTGTGGAAGTCGGACAGCATGATGCCGTCGATTGCGTCGAGACAGTCTTGAGGCTTGTAGTCCTTCAAGGCACGCTTGATGGCGCGACGGCGTTGGTCGGTGAGGCGGGGACGCGGGCCACGTTTGGGCCACGTGATTTCAACCCAATGGTCGAAGATGGTGTCCACCGGGGAGGCTTCTTCTTCGGGGACGGGGAAGAGATGTAAGACATCTGGCATGGGCGCTCCTTTCGTGGCGCTAGCCGACGTAGGGAGTGTACGCCAAGAAGATGGCGGTGTCAAATCAGTAGGGTGATAAGACTTGCACGAAGTAGAGAAGGACAAGGCCCAAGACAACGGCGAAGCAGATGAGCCAGAATACTCGGTTGTTCATCGGCAATATTGGATGCTATCAACGATGACGCAGTCAAGGACTACCGAAGTAGAGCCACCGAAATATGAGATAATGGCGTATATGCTTATGATGAACAACGTAACAGACACCCCAATCACCAACCAGAATTTCCCCGAATCTGTTGGCGGCGGCGGTATCGGAAACATGTTGCAGTCACTCATTCAATTGATCCTTAATTTCCTTCTTTGCCTCAACGTGACGCTCCTGACGATGAGTCCCCCGCTTCCCCTCTTTGCCTTCCCCGAAGTACGGACGCCTGGACCAAAACTCAAAGCCCGGCCCCTTGTACCACATTTTCCTGCGTCGAGTCCTACTCATCGTCTGACCCAACAAAGTTCTCGTCGAACTGCATCGTCTCGATCCACACGCCACTGAACCGCTCGCTCCGCTGATACAAACTGCCGCACAGACAAAGCCAGCCGTCCAGATTAACACTCCACTTGAAGTGGTGCTTGTGGCTCACGACATGCCAACCATGTAGCCCAGGAGAAACACCAGCAATGTCCAGAAAGCAAACCCGCAAGCTGCTACCCAGTTGAACTCTTTCATTACTGCGTGTAAGCCATGAACGAAGCCTGATGTCCTGCGGACCACGACCATTGGTCGCGCATGTATTGTTCGAACTCGGACTCTGTCAACGCTACGGTGCTGTCCGTCGTGTATTCGAGCATGTCGACTACGCGGCTGTAGTCGTCTTCATGGGAAACGGGTGCGGTAGGGAAACGGAACATCTCGTCTGGTTCAGCACTAGCATCGAAACGTTCCATCATGGTCGTGGCTGATTGTCTACACGTCTCTACCCAACCCACATACGCGGCATGGAATTCGGCGGCGTGTTTCTCTTTGTTCTCTACGACGACCCTTTTGACCGTCCCTACGGCAAATGACAGGTTGTTAAGTCCCACTTGGTCTCCTTGTATCCAGTTGTCTTGAATGATGTTGCCACCCCATGTCGTGTCCTTTATGTTCACGATTTTCCCTCCTTCTCTTTGGCCTTATAATACGTGGACCCGAAGTCCTCAAACACAATGTACCCCATAACCTCTACGTCGTAAAGGATGGGGATTGCTCCCAGCCACAGATTTTCGGCGTGAGTGTCTCCGGCAGCTTCCATCATGTTTTTCTGCATAGTTTCGGCAGATTCCATTGCGGCAACGACAGCTCTCATGGTGGGAAGGTCTCCAACGTGGTCGCCAATTTCGAAGTTGGCAACAAATTTTTCTGATGGCCAAGTCATGTTTTTGCCTCGTAGAGTTGTTTGTATCGTTCGTAGTCGGCTTGCTGGATGTTGCCGTCAGGGAGCGGCCCGTGGGTTTGAACTATCCACTGGACGAATTGGGTGAAGTCGCCTCCGAGTGCAGCAAGTTCTTTCCATGTAACTGGTGCTTCCGTAATAGTCATTTCCGTTTCCATTTCGCTAATAGTCGACGGCCTCGCCACAGGGCGTGCCCCTCCGGTGTGTACCTATCGTTCCAGTTGTCTCTGATGGCGATGGTTTGTCTTTTGTATTCGGTCCAAGCCTTATTGTCCTTTTTGGGCGGTACTCGCCATCTGTCTCTGGCAAACCAAAGTCTGTTGCCGCAAGTTGGGCAATTTGATCCTTCCCGTGACGTGTAGCGACAGTCGAAGCACACATAGTTGTAACGCCGTGTTCCGCCAGTGATGAATGTGCCTTGATAGTTGTACCGCTTAGATGGCCTATCATGTCCCATTAGCTTCCCTGTGTTGTTTCGTCCGAGAACACGTCGGCTTCGAACAGTCTTTTGAGTCCGGGTAACTCTTGGGGTGGCACATCAAGGTCAGCCATTAGGGCGTCATAGGATTCTGCGTCGAGATAGACGACGCCCTCTTCGCAGGCATCGCCAAGCTCTCGGTATGTTTTCCAGAAGATGCTCGGCTTGACGGGATAGAACTCTCCCTCAATTCCTTTGACGATAAAGTCGCCCCAGGAGGCTTGCATTCCGCCTTCCAGTGTGTCGATGATGAGGAAGTCTCCCTTGAGGCGTGCGTTGCCTTCACAAAACTTCATGGTCTCTTCGTGGTTGACTTTATCGTCGCCTAGCCATTCGATGGCGCTCACGACGACTTGGAGTTTCTTGTATCGGTTCACGGGCATGGTTTCAGTATTCCATATTCACATAGGTTTGTCAAGTGTTAGGAATACAGAAACGTCAGCTAGTCAATTTGACCGGCTTGCGTTTCCAGGTCACCGTGCCGTCCTTCCAAAGCTGAAACTCCAACGGAATGTTGAACTCGCCCCTTGGCGTGGTGATGGTGTGCTGGATCGTGTGCTCTGGTTTCGGCTTCTTCATGTTTCCCACTTCAATTTAAATGGCTCAATATCGTTCTCCAAAGCATATTTAAATGCGTCATACATCTCTTCATAGTCAGCAAGCACTTGAGATACGTGATGTTCGTAACAAGTTTTGCAATAACCGTTACGCCACGCCCTGTTCCGACACGACTTACCTATGAACGTCTTGTATCTACCACGCCCGCCGTCAGGAATCTTGACATGACATCTCTTCGTCACAAGTCTTCCAATGCGTCGATGTTTGACTTCAACGATACGCCACCTGGGCCGCCGAACATGATCATCGACGGCGCTGACCCATATTCGATGAATTTCGATACAGCAACTTCCGAATGCCCCTGACTGAACAGCCACCGTTTCATTTCGGCGTGCGTTAGGAATACGGGAGACACTGGAGTCCCCTCAGACACCGTCTCGTAAATTTGGTATGCCACCATGTCCCTTTCGGGCCAGTCCGGTCGGTAATCGTCGGGATTGGGGAAATTGCCACGAAACTCACAAAACCGTACGTATGTTTTGGCAAGAAAATTCTCCGGCAGATGATATTCGTCGCCCGTCTCTTCGAACTTCTTCGCATGATATCCGCGAGCCCAAGAATCTTCAGCGAAATCTTTGTGCTTCCCGGCCACCCACTCAACACACCCGTCAAGCCATTCTTGAGCTTCGGCCTCGAATGACCCGTCGTACAGGGCGACGTAATCAGACGTGACGGTGTCGGTGTACGGGTTGTAATTGTTCTCTTTGGGGTGTTCCCACCCGATCGGCACTCGCCTGATTTCCCTACCCATCGTCGTCTACGGTTCTTACGAGATTGAGGAAATCTTCCTTCGCTGCGGCACTGATTCTGTCTGCCATCTCTTCGTTTCCTAGCTCAATTGTAAATACTGGTCGACCCAGAATCTCTTGAATGTATTCGTGGAGTTCCGGGAAGGGACCGGCAACAATTCCGGTGAAGGCACCAACGATTTGTGCTTGCCTTTTTGTGAGCCTGTCAGTCATTAGCTTCTTCCGCCCGCTGCGCATTCCGCTTCTCCGCCCGCAATTGCTGATGTGCTTCGCACAGCGTTTTCATCCAGTAATCGCTAGCGTCTAGCGTGCCTGGTTTGCCGCATTCTTCACAGGTGGTCGCTGTTGCGGCTTCGGCTGCCTGAACTAGGGCCCGACCTGCTTCGGTCAGTGGCCCGGTGTAAAACCGTAGGGTGCCGAACTTCTCTTTGACTTGCCCGATGGTGTAGTCGGGGTCTGTAATGGCTAGGCGCGAGTCGAGCTTGAGTAGCAGTGGCCACCAGCCGGGTCCGGTCCCTATCCCTATGTAGTTTCCGTCCTTTACCCGTTTAAACAAAGGAGCTAGGGCGACTTCTATGTCATTTCCTACGTAGGCGGCATCAAGAATTCCGGCGTCGTACCCTTCGTCGTAGGTTATTTCGAGGTCGTCGGCGGTTAGCCCGCTACCAACCAAACCTGCTATTGGGCCAAGAACAATATCTTCCAAGGTAATTGGGGTTAGTCCGCCAGTTGAACAGACTTGTTTGATCAGTTCCAGGTCTAGGTCTGTTGCGTTTCTGCATAGTTCGTAAAAAGTCATGCTACTTCCAGTCGTTTCCCAAATTCCAGGGCCCCTTTGCGAGGATTGCCGAAGCCTTCAAAACTGTCGAGGAACCATTCCCAGTCTTGTTCGTTTTGTAAATAGTCGTAAATGATTTCTTGCCAGTTGCCGTTGAATTCGTTTTGCCACAGCATGGTGGCATTGGGTGCGTATTTCAGGGCGAGTTGGGCGATGAGCCATGCGTGCAAGTCGCCACACCCAGCCCCGTTGTCCATCTTGTAACCGTATGCGGTGTCGTATGAGATTCGGATGAGTCCGGCAGGTTCGACGGATACGATGAGCCATGCGGGGAGTCCCTGTCCTGGCTTTGCGGAGATGACGGACGCGTAGTAGCCACTCGTCATCCACGTTTCGGGGTCAATATCGTATTGGTAGTTGTCGTCTGCCCCAAGAAGGCTTGCCGCGTATAGGAACACAGACTCGGGGTCGAGGTCTACTCCGGAGATGATGATTTTAGTATCTAACGTCATATTGACATCGTACAGGAAACCTACCGAATGTCAAGCATTATTCTATGGGGTCTACCCGTTCCTCAACTCTGCACCCTCACACCAAACATGATCACACTCCACCCATTCGCCAGGCACATATTCTTCCCCAGAATCAACCCACCGCCCAAACGCTTTACCGAGCCAATTACTACAACGACATATCATTGTAACCCAATGGCCTTTCGACCGATCGTGTTCACATAGCTCAACAAGTACCCAAATGCCGTCATCAATTTGCTGCTGAATGGGACGAGGCAGGAGACCGTCATGCCATCGCAATTCATACAGGTCACCCATCTGTGTTCTCCTTCGTGAGAGCATCCGGAAATATCCTGTCCTCATCGGCAGTTTCGACACCAGCACGATTACGAATACGAACCAGCATATCCCGACCTTCCTGCATCGACATGTCGAACGTGTGTGAAATCACCATGCCAAGATCGTGCTTCGTGATGTCTGTCTCTCCGCAAGCACACTCCCACGGTTCTTCAACCGTCATCGTTGTTCCCTTCTTTCCATTCACTTACCTGCCTCGATTCGATCCAAACCCGCTCCGCTAGCCCACGCTCCAAAGGTGTAGCGTATTTCGCTGCATCGGTTTCAGCGTGGTTCCTGTCGCGTTTCCCGTAGCGCATTGGACGCTTGCTAGTTCCCCTGGTGACACAAAGGCGGTACTCCGTTTTCATCAAACTGCGCCCCCTACCCATACTTTTGGTTCACCCATTCGCCATCCCCTTCCGGCCACACCTGAACGTAACGGCGCTCAACATGACCCCCGCGACAACCAAACTCGGTTGCCCCCTCGTAATCGTCACAATATGTCTTGTGTTGTTCTAAGCAGTACAGCACGGTGTCACCCAACGCAGCACCTACTATGCGCTTCGCTGCATCAATGTCCGGTAGTCGCTTCGGTGGTGATCCCAAATTGCGAAGCTGATGTATCATCAGTGCCGCCGCTTCGTAGTCAATCATCGTTGCCTACCTCCGGCCACACCTGCACATAGAACGGGTGACAATCCTCGTCATGTCCGAACCCACACTTGCGTCGGTACAACGGCCCGTCGGGCAGCCCAACATACAGCGCATCTTCTAGTTGTTCGGTACTGTGCCACTTGAAGAATGCTCCAGATTCATCAGGAATGGCAAGCACTTCTTTCATGGCTTCGTAGTCAATCATCAATATCCCCACGACGATCAACCCACACATTCTCGGGACTCCCAGACCACGAATGCAAGGTGTTGACCTTCCCTTTCCAGTCTTCCCTCACCCACTGATAGATGGTCGCCGGATAGCTGTGCCCATGGTCGGACGACATTGTCTGATTGTCGGGCAGCTTTCTATACACCACAACCGACTTCTCTGTCCTGTAAAACTTTTGGAGATTCTTTACGTCCCTGAAGGCGACATTCACCCTCACCGTGGCCCCTTCCTTTGCGACATCTTCTTTGAACGCTTCGACCAATTTCCTGGTAATCCTGAACGGGTTGAGTTTCTTTGCTGCTTCGTTGCACTTTTCGCACCGTTGCGTCTGGGGTGTGTCGTAGAAGTCCCCGACGTCTTTGTTGCGTAAACCGTCGAGTAGCCACCCGCCGTTGCCGCATAATCCCATTGTAGAATGGGGGGGACCTTTGGTTCCGTGAATTTTGCCGGTAACTTCGTTTTGCCATCCGGTTATCTGTACGTAATCCATATGTAGACACCGTACCCGACTTCTGCTACAATGTCAAGCATTATGGCAACAGTATCAAATGACATTATCCGTCTCCGAATCCACGACTACATCACCGACGTCCTTGTCGACCTTGCAGAAATTGATAAAGAAAGCCCGGATTATGAGGACGACCGCGAAGGGTTAGCGAACGTGACTGACATCATTCTCGAAGGACTCAGTTTCGAAATCACGACAATCAAAGGGAACGCCGTCACGTGCCGAGTCACCCTTCCCGAATAACGCTCACTCAAACATGGCGGGGCTCAACCGCTACTGTCCAAGCCACATGGTATTCCACCACTTCACCCTGGAACACAATCCAACGAATGGACCTCCAGATGTATCGACAGACAGGAATGATCCTCCCTGACAGAGAATGGAAAATTGACCCATGATGGAACTAACCATTCACGGCACAGAAACCCCCATATGGGGCATGACCTATCACGGATATTTCCTGGGCTTACAAACGCTGCACCGCATTAAGCCAACAGAAGACGGATACAAGACACGATGCAACGGAACGTCCCCGGAATGGCAAAGCGTCCACGACGCACGAAACGCCCAAGAATGGCTAGACACAATCAACGACGCCCCCGAAGAGAAGAAAGACGACTACTCCTGGTTTCATTTCTGTAACCACTGCTTCGGTTACGAATACGGTGCCTATCACCACATCGTAGAGGATGCGCAAGAGGCCCGAAGCCAATAACGCCAATGCCAGACATAATACCCTTCCCCTACCAACGCATAACAGGCACCAGCAACGCAACACCAACCCCCAAATGCGACAAATGCGACCAAGAAGGAGCATTCACACCCATAAAAGACCCCAAAGGACATTTCTGCTCAACACACTACATAGCCACCATCACGTCTGCACCAGGAACTGTAGATTGGGAGGAAACCACATGAACTACTACCTGAAGCCGCTACCTGAAGACGACGGCATCCTATCCATGGAATACGAAATGCTTCCACGTTGGAAAGAATCGGAGCTATCTGGCGACGAATGGCGATACACACGTATCCTCACCGTTGTGCGAAGAAACCCAAACAAGACATTTCTGAACCACAACACCAACAACCGAACAGTCAGAGAATACCGTGACCTCGACATTGTCTCGATTTTGGGCAAATTCATTGCTGAGAACCATCGCCCATATTTCGGTTTAGTTGAAAAGTTTGGAGATATCACCCTGTGCTTTCAGCCGCGATGCATGAACGAACCCACCGTCCTTTACCGCATCAAGCAGGAGTGGACAACCCATTCCGAGCGGGGCCACAAAATGGTGCGCGACTATGGCATCCCTGTGCGTGCGTTCTGTGGCGATCATCGTCATCGTGGGGACTGTGACCTGGAGGATGCCGACGACAATTATGAGCTTTTGGCAGCAGATGTGGCGACATACCCTGTAAGCCCATCAACAACTAGCGATTAAACAAACGGAACCCCATATGCCTCCTACAATATCCTGGTGCCACACCCACCACCAACAAGCACAAGGCACCATCATGTGCAACGGCAACAACTGGATCAAACAACCCTGCCACATCATCACATACCAACCATGAGCCACCCAATCATCCGATACACAAACATCAACGGCACCACCGAATGCCCACGCAAAAACTGCCCAAGCACCAAACACGACGTCTGGTTCGAAAAAAACGACAACAACGAAGTCATCGCCACCATATTCGAATGCAAAATCTGCGGAGCAACAGAACGATGGGGAGACAACCAGGACAGACGAATGAATAACAGATTCAAATCGGTTCTCGACCGTCTCGCTGGTGGAGACATCTACGAGAACGAACGACGTTACACCGCCAACGCTGAGCTGGTCCGCATCACACAAGAAACACAGCCTTGGACAAGAACAGCCTTGGACAAGGCAGTGAGCGCATGGTTGGAGGGGACAGACGATGACTGATCCTACGCGACAAGTATGCGCCCGCTGTAATCGCCGTGGTTGGGGGTTCTGGTCGCCAGACCATATCTTCGATGCTGTTGCGGGGCATACGTGGCGCAACTCAGACATTTGTGTGTTTTGCTTCGGACAATTAGGTGACGAGAAATGGATTGTGTGGACAGAAGGGTTGGAGATCACGCCGATGTCCATGAAAGAGCATCGTGAGTTTGTGGAAGGGACTGCAGCGTTGGACCGTCTGCACGACTTCATCACCGAGGAGGAACGTGAGCCGTCGTGGGTTATGGATGCCGACAAGCCGTTCAGACCGCCGGATGCTCTCACCGAGGACAACAACGATGAGTGACCTACCGACAAGAAAAGATGCACTGAATGTTCATGCCCTATTTGAGAACGATAGATTTATCCTGTCTTTGGAAAATTGGAGAATTGTTCAGCACATCACCCATGAATACGGAAGCGAACGATTAAAGACCGAGGCTGAGTGGCAAAACAACTTCGACGGCACACTAATGATCATCACATCAAACGACCTGACATCAGAAACAACCTACAGAATCGAAAGCCTAATCTACGACGAAATCCTGTCCTACATATCAAACGACACAACAAACGACAATGAATAACCTACTCCGCGACCACAACAACAAACCACTACCACTACACATGCACCCACAAACATGGGAAGACCTCAAAGCCGCAAGCCACCCCTCACGAACATCACCCCTAGACGTAATCATGGGCATAGAAACCGAACTCAACCCCCACATCCCACGAAACACAATCCTACAACTCAACCCAGACGCCACACCCCCAATCAACTACACCTGGCCAAATAACACTTGACAAAACTGAGAATCCCATTTTTTCTAAACGGGCCCCCGCGCGCGCACGATCGAGACTTTTTGCGCTTCGTCGGGGCTCTCCGGGCTCTTCCAGGGGGGTAACCGAGTGTTCGAGCTGTTCGACTCCGCCGGGCGACTGTTCCCTGATAAGTCCCGCCATCTGGTTGTTGGAGTGAGCTGACGCACGAAGAAACCCCCCGCTTTCACGGGGGGCTTTCGCTTGAGTGTTTCAGCCGATTGTCATTCGGGCTTCGTCACGGGCTTCGTCGATTGTGGAGAAGGTTCCGACTTCGTATTCCTTTTCTTCGAAGTATGGGCCGTTGGGGTGTTCGCCGTTGTTCTTGTAGAGTGTTACGACGTATCCGTATCCGTATTCACCTTCGATGTTGACTTCGACACCGTTGATGTTTTCGGTGGTGGTCATTGCGTTGAGGGTGGTGGTCATTTGGGTTCCTTTCCCTTATGCCTTATAGTGACAGTATGCACTATGGGGGAGCGTTTGTCAAGTGTTTTCTCAGATTATTTATTCCAAACAATCGCTTGACAACCCTAGCCTTTACAGGTTATAATGTACTCATGCTTACAAGCACATTCACACTCACCGAAACACTTGAGCTACTGCCCTACTTTGAGCAAGCACCCAAGAGCCGATTCGCATTCGGCTCACCGTGCCGCTTCGTAAGGTCAATCGACATCGCAGTACACATCGCACTGCCCGAACTAACAGAGGCACTAGCACCGAAGCTCACACGCTACCTACGGTCAACATCACCACGATGGGGCCGAAGCTGGAGAAACTGGTAAGGAGACACAAGGAGACACATGGTACGAGTAACACTGACAGACGCCGAGGCACAGACCGTGCTACAGGCCATCACAAGCGACCAACAGCGCACGCGCAAGCTCATCGCTTCCATTGAGAAGCACAACGGACACACCGAGCTACTGCGCCGTTTCGTCGGCAGGCTTGACGGCGTGTGCGACAAGCTGATCGAGGCCGGAACGTGGGACTTCGGAAGAGCCAACGTATGAACGGCTATATCGCAATGTTTGACGGCAAGCAAGTCGAGATATGGAGCGACACATCCTATCACGCACATCTGAAGGCTATGGAGCACTTCAGGCCGAGTAAGGCCAAGCGTCATCTAGTGCATGTCATGCTGGCAGAGGTCGATGGCGTGCCAGTGGTACATCGGGCGGACTTCTGATGAGCGGACCGCTATGCAAAGAATGCGGAGCGACGACACGCACCGAGTTCCCGATGCTGCCCAAGACACTGGGCTACAGGTTCGGCGAGATATGCGCCAAGTGCGACAGGGCACCGTGCGAGTATTGCGGAGAGCGCTGCTTCGATGGCGAAGGCTGCGACGAGCACAACGCTGGCGGGTTTTCAGAATAAAAGCTTGACACACTACAGGGCGTAGTGTACAATGAGAACATACAAAGAAAGGAGGCGCAATGGGCGCACCACCCAAAAACTTCATGGGATGCGGATGCGGACACCGTGGCGAAGGCGTCGAGCTTGAGCACGCGAACCCCAACCGCCTCTCCGAACGCAGGTTCACCGTCACATCACACGAAAGCAACCAGACACACGAAACAGTGTCGTGGTGGTGCAATGACGACAGGCAGGCCGAGTGGACTTGCCTAGAGACAGGACAGGGAAGGCACTGCGAAGCAGGATTGGCCAAGAGAAAGGAATGATCAATGGGAATCCACGTTCCCGCTAATGGGAAGCCGCACCCGACAACCGAGTGCAGAAAGTGGCCCCGAAAGTAAGCAACGGCCCCCGCTCCGGCGGGGGCTTTCTCTTTGCCGACGGGACTTGACAACCCCTCGTTGAGCTGCGACAATGCTTGACATGGCTATCCAACTCGATATCACGTGGAGAGACTTAGGCGAATGCGCCGAGTCAGGACTGGACTTCTTCGACCTTGGCTCACCCGCACGACAGGAGCGGCTGATGGCGCACTGCGCCGAGTGCAGCGTGCGGCACGAATGCTTGGAGTATGCGGTGCACACCAACCAAGAAGCAGGTGTGTGGGGCGGGATGTTGCCGGACCCTCGCAGGAAATATCGGCGTGTAGTAGCGGATCGGCTCCGACGGGAACGCCGAGCTGCCGAGGAGTGATCCGCCCCCAGGAGCCCCGGTACTAAGATCATGCCGATGGTAGAACCAATGGAACACATTGACGGGGAAGATGTGCTCGGAGTAGTGCAAGCTCCCGCCGGACTCGCAAACCAAATCGACGTTTACGGGATACTTGTTCCCTCTCCGGGCATAGCCGAGTTCGAGATCATCACGACCGCAGACCCAAGCCGTGTCATCGTGGCGATCCCTTACGCAGAGATGCCGAGCATTGAGATGAATCGGCCAGTGCGTGCAGCGTGGGCTGCTGCGGTGGAGGAAGTGTTCATGCGGTCTGCTGCGGTTCTTGGCCAGTGGCTGACGCAACACCCCGATCACGGGGCTTCTTGAGTAGTAGCCGGATGATGGCGGCCATTGTGGCTTCAGATTGGGTGCGGATTTCGAGGCGAGAGTCATATTGGCGGAGTTCGTAGTCCGAGGGGATGACTCCGTTGTCCCGATTGCAGTTGAGGACGAGGGCAGCGTTTTGGTTGGCCCGATCGTGGCCGTCTTTTCTTCCGTCCCAGATGAGGAAGTACCCGTCGGGGGTGCGTTCGAGTTTGTTCTCCATGTCGTCAACATATCACTGGACAAGCTGGTTGTCAACCCCTGGAGCCCCGGCGGCCAAAAAGAAGAGGGGCCCGAAGGCCCCTTCAGCTTTGTTTGTTCAACCCATCTCTTGTACGAGAAGTCTTCGTTTCAGCCTGCCTGTCCTGCGAAGTACATGCCGACCGTGAGTGCGGTGACGGATGCGATTCGCATTCCGATGATGAGGATGCTTGCGATCTTGTAGGTCATTCTGTCTCCCTTCTTTCTGTACTTCATAGTATACAGTATGGCGAGAGGGATGTCAAGTGATTGTTCTAACCAATAATCCTTGACAAAAGGGGCGAAACCTGATATCCTATAGAGAGTAAAGGAAAGGACACATGGCACAAGCACCCTACTTCAACCGCAACGGCGACCTAGCCGTACCAGTAGACACAGTAAGCGACTGGCTCCGAGAAGCAGCAAAGACACAAGGGCCAAACGAATTCCTATTCACCAACCACATAGCTGATGAGTGGGACAAGCTAGTAGCAGGGTTCTGCCTAGCCGCTATGGACGCAAGGAGCAAGTCGTGAAGGCAAAGGCACTAACCGCACTAGCTATTGTGGTCTTTCTGGCCGCACTGTGGCTCGTCTCAGAGCAAGGAGACAACTGCATCACGGGCTACGAAGAAACAAACTGCCAAACGATCCAAGAGGACGACCCGCGGTGGAACTGCGAAACCATGGGCAACCTCATCTGCGGAAAGGACGCAGGATGACATACAACCCGAAACACCACCAGATACACCTAGTCGTATGGTCGGGAGGATACGAACCCTGCGGGTTCCGAGCCTTCGACAACTTCACCGACAATCGAACGATGGAAATAAGGGGCTGAAATGGCAACATACGCACTAGTCGTCGAAATCACAATCGAAGCAGACGACATCGACGAAGCCATCGAGCAATTCCAACGGGACTTGCACGGGGGTTACGCCATCGAAATCATGGACCACGAACAGATCGACCCGCCGATCCCAATGGTCAACCCAAGGACACGAACATGACCATCGACGGACCCGCACTGGACAGGTACATCACAGGCAACTACGGGGAAGACCAGTTCAAGGACGCACCTACCGTTGACCCCGACTGCCCGCACAAGTACGTGGAGGTCTTGCAGTCCGAGCGCATGGCATACAACGCCCAGAGGTACGGAAGCTCCGTGACCGTGGACTGGGACAAAGGCACGTTCGTAGAGGGAGGCATCGACCAAGCGGTGTACTGCCTCATCTGCGGTGACGGGCTAGACGCCAAGGAGCTACAGATCAGCTAGGCCCATCTCAGCAAACGACATAACCAAATCACCGAGGACGTCGCCCGTGACAAGCTCGCCACCCTCCGTGGCAGCATCCACGATGCGGCGTTTCTCACGCAACAGGGCATACAGCTTCTCGTCAATCGTCCCTTCAGTCAACATGAACGTCGCCATCACCGACCCCTCCTGTCCAATGCGGTGAAGCCGAGCGATCACTTGGTCAACGTCCGCAGGTGTCCAAGGCAGTTCGACCAACACGATGTCTTGGGCAGCCGTCAAAGTATGGCCCGCTTTAGCAGCCTGAATCGAAAGAACCATCACGGGAACCTCATCCACGGGCATCTTCTGGAACCGATCCTTAAACAGCTCAACCTCCTCCGGGGCTTGCCCGCCCTGAATCTTGTACCCGCCGTACTTGTTGGCCAACTCATCCACGACATCACGATGGTGAGCTGCCAACACAACCTTCGATCCGTCCTCAATGTGGGAATCGACCAGCTCCATGATGGGCTTCATCTTCGCCTTTGCCGCTAGCCGACGGAGGGCAGCAATCCTTACGAGATGTTCGGCAGACTCCGCCCGAATTCTCGCACGGACAGCCGCAGACCGAGGGTTCGTTCCGAGTTCCCTCGCAATCTCCGCCGCCCGGTTCGCCATGAAGGTCGCTATGTCCCGCTCCGCTTTGTGGTACTCCGACATGACCGCCGGGTCTCCTTCGACGTGAATGACGGAGTACCTGATCTCGTCGAGGTCGTTGAGGACTTCGTTCTTCTTCCTACGCACATAGCATGTGGCCCGGAGGCGGTAGTTGAGTTCTTCGAGGTTGTTCGCTCCTTCGAGATGCCACTGCCCCCACCTGTCCTTGAAGGCGTTGCAGAACTTCTTGTAGAACGGCCATGCGCCACCGAAGTCGTCTATGCGTCCGAGGGCTTGAAGCTGTGGGACGTACTCAGCGGGCCGATTGGTGATTGGGGTACCTGTGAGGCACAACACCATCGAAGAATCGCTCTGGCACCCCTTGGCGAGCTTGATGGAGGCTTTGGTGCGCTTGGCGGTGGGCGTTTTGATGTATTGCGACTCGTCGAACACAACTGACGTAGCGAATCGGGCGAGAACGGGCAGCCAGCTTCCGAGGGTTGAGTATCCGAGGACGACGACATCCGAGGAGGAGAGGAGCCCCGCAGTTTCCTTGGCGTCTTTCTTCGACGACACCTCGAACCAGCCTTCTTTACCTGGCGGAGACACGGGACTGTCCCAGGCATCCAGGACACTGGAGCAGTATGCAGCCTTCGCCATGCCTTGGATGTGGCTGATGGTGAGTTCGGGTAGCCACTTTCGTATCTCGTACACCCAGTTCAGGGTCAGTGTGGGTGGGCAAACGACGACAGCAGGCCACGCTTTGCCGACTTGGAGGGCAGCGATGGCTTGCAGCGTCTTTCCGAGGCCCATTTCGTCCGCAATGAAGCATCTCTTGGTTTCGAGGGCATACTTCACTCCGACATGTTGGAACCCCATCAGCTCTCCTTCGAGCCCGGCGATCTCGATGGGGGCGTCGAGTCCCGTTGATCGGGACAGGTCGACGAGCTGTTCTCGAAGTCCGGCTTCTCCTTCGATGAGTTGTCGGATGTCTTCTGGGACTGGAACTTTGAAACGATCGGCCCAACTGACGACTTCGATGAGGGCCGAGGCGGGGGCGGACCAGCGCATCTCTTTTCCGTTCCATTTCACTCCGGTGATCTCTTTGATGGACTGGACCATGACCGGGTCATAGGAGAACTCGACGTAGAAGGAGGTGTTCTCGTGGTAGAACTGAGCTGTGCCGAAGGGTTCTTCGGGCATTCGGATGGCAAGGACATCTGGGTCAACCCAAAACTCATGTTTTTCGGCGAATCGCTTGACATCAGCGAGCTGGCGTAGCGGGACTCGCCAAGTTCGGGAGAGCTTGTCCCACTTGGCTCCGGGTATCTCCTTCAGTTCTTTGATCTGGTCAGGTACATATGGGAAGAGGAGTGCAAGGTGGTCTTGGGCGAGGAGAACCTGTGACTCTTGGGCTGGTTTCATACTGAAACTCTAACCGAACAGGTGTTCGAGTGCAACAAGTACTTGACATCGTTTGTTCAATGTGATATTATCTAAACAAGACACAAAAGGAAAGGAGGGGAGAAACCACATGTCACACGAACTAGAGATCGTAAACGGTAAGGCAAACTTCGCCTACAACATCGAGTCTGGTACACCATGGCACGGACTAGGGACGCCAGTCGTTGGGTTGCAATCAGCCGAGCAAATGCTTGAGATCGCACACGCCAACTATCACGTCGACCTACGTCCTGTCTTCGTTCAGAATGACGCTGGTGAGTTCATCGAGATCACGGATCGTTTCGCAACGACACGGGTCAACCATGATGGAACGCTGGTGCCTTTCGAGGTTATGAAGAAGCGCTATCGGGTAGTACAGAACGCCGTGGTGCTTGAAAAGGCGCTAGCGGTCGTTGGCGCGTCCAACGGAGATGCTGTGATCGAAACGTTAGGTGTCCTGAAAGACGGACGCCAGTTTTTCGCATCCATCGACCTTGGCTCGCTGATCATCGACCCCGTCGGTGTCAACGACAAGATCGACCGATTCTTGCTGGTACAAACGTCACACGACGGAACCATGCCGATCGTTTACTCAAACACGGACATACGCCCAGTATGCGCCAACACGTGCAGGTTTGGCCACCAGATGGCCCGATCGACCTTCAAGGCAAGGCACACGCCGAACTACGAAGACACGTTGCAAGAGGCACAGGCGGTGTTGCAGATATCGACCGAGTGGGCGGAAGCCTTCAAGGCTCGTGCCGAAGAGCTGTTACGCATCCCGGTGCCGCAGGCATCGCAGAATGTGGATGTCGTGTTGAACGCCTTATGGCCAGCCGCAGATGCCGACACGGATCGCAAAGAGCGAAACCGTGACGAAATCTTGACGGACGTCAGGGTACGTTTCAACAACAACCGCAACGCTGGTCTGGTCGGGTTCAACGGATGGGGGCTGTACAACGCTGTCACCGAGTATCTAGACCACGGACGCAGCGGTTCGGGCATCGCCCGTGCAATGGCATCCATGGACTCAACGTCACTGGTGTCGCAGAAGAAGATGGTCGCCGAGCAGGCGATTCTGAATCTGGTCTGATGAGAGCTGGGGGTCCGAAAGGGCCCCCTCCTCTTGGAGCCCCGGCGATATCGGATTCTGCAAGAACGATGGCGCAACCGCGTCGTTGTTGTAGGACAAATCTGATGAGAGTAAGGTACCGACATGACACCGAACATCAATTGCGAGTTCTGTAAGGAGCCTGTGGACACGAAGGCGAATGGGAACTATCGTCGTGTTGTCGGGTGGGTGCAGAACCGGAGGCAGGGCGGGGGAAACTCGATCACTTTGGCTTCGAGTCCAACCGGGTGGGCGCACGGGAACTGCATCGACATCACGAAGAAGCGTGGCGAAGTGGCCTGGTCCGAGAAGCCCTTGTTCTGACCTGGGCGGGACTTGCCGAGGACACAAGGAAAGCCTCCCGTGAGGGAGGCTCCTCCTTTTGGTTGATGGTCAGGAGATGCTGTAGTACAGCTCGTATTCCTTGGTTACTAGGCTCCAGAATCGGTCGAGGTCTGCCTTGTCGATTGCTTCGAATGTGTTGACGAACCCATCGGAGTCTTCGTTGAGGATGACCAGCTCGCTGTCGTAGCGTCCGTACCAGCCGAGTTCCTGTACGGACCCGCTTTCGTCGTCTGGCATCTCTCCGTACAGCTTTTCTGCTAGCGGTGTGTCAAACTTTGTCATAGTGTGGCCTCCTTCCTACTTACAGTATACAGCATTGGACCCCTTTTGTCAAGTCCTTTTGTTTATTCACTTGACATCCAACCTGAATACTGGTATACTTAGAACAAAGGAAAGGAGACAACATGACAAACCACGACCAGATCGGACGCTTCATAGAGAAGCGCACACCATCGCTGGAACGCATCGAGCGTTTCCGGGCTATGGCCATCATGTTCGAGGAAGAGGGCGACGCTAACGCTGCCCGAGACTGCATGTTCGTCGTGGACACCTTCACGGCACTCCGCCACCTGCAAGGAAAGCCAACCGAGCCAAAGCTTGGTGGCATGGACAGGAGAGGCATATGAGCAAGCAAGCCAAGCGTGAGACGATCAACCTGAAGGTTGGCAACATCGCCAACATGACAGGACTCGAACTCACCATCGACTACAACTCCACCTACGGAGGTTGGCGGTTGGAGGAAGGCTCCGACCACGGAGGTGTATCAACGTCGAAGTTCGGAGACAGGCGGAGAACATATCAAGACTTCATCGACTACCTAGACGCAGTCGTACTCGGATTGGTACTCGGCCAGAAAGTAGCAGCATGAGCGAATGCAAGCACGAGTTTGTCTACGTTCTCGTGGAGGATGTGAATAACGTCCCAGCAAGCACGAAGGACGGACGGCTCGACATGGACGAGGCAAACGCTGTGCCGCTTGACCGGATAGTGCTTGAGATCGAGTGCATCAGTTGCGACGCAATACTCGACAAGAAGGACTACGACACAACAAACTGAGCTGAAGAACAAGGAGGAGCCCCCGTCGGGGGGCTTTTTCTTTGCGTCAACGGGGCTTACCGGGTAAAACGATCCGAACTGGGCACTCGGCTCCTTTGCACCGGGCGAGCCCCGCCTTCGCCAGGTAAGCATACTCAAACAACCATGTCTATTACCTTCGTGTCGTTCGACGAACTGCGGATCGGCGGGGCGTGCTGGGCCCACAAGAAAACCCCCGCCGGAGCGGGGGCTTCGAGTTTGGTGGATCAGAACAGTTCGCCAGCACCACCGCAGGTCGAACAGATTTGGTAGCTTCTGCGGCTACCGTGATTGTTGTAATCCTGATATCCGCCCCTGCCGTGACAGTCAATGCACCGTCCCCTGAATGCTTGTTCGTACGATTCGTTTGCGGCTTCCCGCAAGTCCCTCATTTCGAGGTCCGCATCTTGATACCCTGCCGGTACCTCTGGGTCGTGATACATGTTGATCATTTTGCCTCCTTTGCTCTTGTTAGTACTAGTGTATCACGGGGGTGTGACAATTACTAGGGGCAATATCGAATTGTTTGAAACGTGAAGTAGGCGCTCAGGATGAGAAGCTGTCGCACCCCCCTGATATGATGGGGGAGTAAGCCCGAATAGGAAAGGAAGGGTATGAGCACTATCACAAAGGACTTCTGCGTTACCTGCGGGCAGGAGCAACCGTCATATCGCCCGCCAGCGATGGATGACTGCCCGTGCGGTCAGGACTCGAAAGGCACCGAGGAAAGGGTCATCTTTGTCGGGGGCAACCCCGAGATCGACCGTTATCTCAACCAGTATGCCAACTTCATGCGGGAGCTGGCGAGGAGCTGAAGAACGAGTGGCTGGGGAGGGATGGCCCTCCCCTCCTCGTCGAGCCCCGCCGGATCACCTGGATCGCACCTCCCTTGCACGCCAAGATGAGGCGAAGCCGGGGCTTACCGGGCCACGAGAAAAGGGCCCCCGGAGGGGCCCTCGACTTTGGGTACTTTCACCAACTTCTCCAGCTTCGACCCCAGCGTGGCGATTCCTTTCGGAGCCACGCAGCCGATATCGGCATGAAGCCGTCGATCAACTCTGGTAGCGTGATGTGAATGGCGACGTCGATTGCTCTTACGAAGTAGCACGGCGACTTGAACCAGAAGCGTGTTACCCGTTCCGTCTGTGCAGACGGGAGCGCGGCGTATGTCTCTCGGAGTGTCATAGTAGTTAGTAGCATACATCCATTGTATACTACTGAGCATAGTGTGTCAAGTGCTTATTAGATAAAACAATCCGAGATAACCCTTGACAAGAGGGTGGTTATGTGAGACACTATAGGTAGTAAAGCACCTTGACAACTGAATAGTGACAGTTCGATCCCCACCCTGAGTGTGGGGACGGGAGTGAACCTCCGGCAGCGAAACCCGCATCGCCCCCAACGGGGACTGCGCGGGGAAACCTAATACGAGCCCTGCTGAAAAGGTAAGACGCGGATAGCCTCCCTACTGCCCCCACTCTCCGGAGGGGGATCGAGCAACTACCATGCCAACGGGATAAACACCCAAGGTAACCCCCGAGTGATATCGGGAAAGGGGCTGCGGTTCAATTCCGCAGGTTGGCACCAAGGGGCTGTAATGGTTTCGACAGACTGAAATGCCGAAGTGCAAATGTCTGGAAGCGGGTTCGATTCCCGCCAGCTCCACCAGCCAGTACCCACTCCAACTGGAGCAAAACGGGTCAGAGCAAAACGAGAAGGGTCGCCTTAGCGGGCGGCCTTTCTTTTGTGCCCAATTAGCCCCGGCTACGCCACATATACTGGAGCGTAATACCCACGGCCATCATCGTATGGGCTGAAAGGGTTTTCGTGGTCCCACATCTCGACCCACGTTTCCTCCGGTTGGCGGGGGAGAAGCCTTGTCATCGTCTCGAAATCAGTGCATTCATCGCACCGAAGGAGTGCCCCGATCGGGGCTACCTGGGAGGCGGGGACATATCTCGTGCAGTCGTCGCACTTCTTGTACTTCATGCCTTCAGTGTACTCCAACAGTCCCGGCGGCACAGGAAAAGCCCCCCGCCGGAGCAGGGGGCCAAATCTCCTTTTGTCACGCAGCTTCCTCGTCCTCGTCGTCGTACTGAAGCCAATCCCCGAAGTCATCGAAGCTTGGCGCTGGGGTTCCCATGATGGATGCCATATGGTTGTTCGCCCACTTTCTCTCTTGTTCGTATTCGGTCGGGCTTTCCAGCCAGTCTTTGTGAGCCTGAAGGCACTCATCACAAGCGTTCATCGTGGTGTCCCAGCTTGGGGCTAGGTGGTCGAGTAGCTTGTTTAGGTGCGGTTCGTCGGTTAGGCGCAGGCCGCAGTAAGACCAGAGCCACTTACCTTCGGGGATGAAGTGCCACCGTTTGTCTTTGATGGTCGCTCCAATTTGGGGCGTTTCTGTTCTTGTTCTCATACCTCTATTATACACTATTGGGGACAGTATGTCAAGTGATTCTTTTCAGATAAATGACTTGACAAGAGAGCGCCGACCTTATACACTGATAAGCATAAGGAGTGCAACAAAAGGAGAACCCAATGGCACTACCCCTAAACATCGACCGAGAAGCCCAAGAGGGCTTGGTCGCTGCCCAGCGTGTACTAGATGCACGCACCGCCTTGGCCAACGTCAAGGAAATGCTCAAGGACGCCGAGGACGCCTTCAAGGCGCTAGACGTATCCGTAGAGCTTCCCGACGGAACCTTGGTGACAAGGATCGACGCAGACCGACGGACAATCAACGCCGACAGGCTACGAGTGTTCCTCACCGCAGACGTTTTTGACAGAGTGACAAAGGTCGCCGTCAACCACAAAGCATTCGACGCAGCCGTAGAGGTTGGACTCATCCACGAGGATGCAGTCGAAGTCGAAGCCGCGATCACCCGCACGCCATACACGGCGATACGGATTACCAAAGGAGAGTGATGCCGAAATACGAAATCCAGGAATGGCGCGTTGCACGACAGCAGCGCGTTGTTTCTGATAGGTGGGCAGCCGATCAACGTGACGTAACAATCACCGAGCAGGTTGCCGACCTAGTAGAGATAGGACTAAACGATGCTGACGGAAAGCCGTGGGCATGGACGAACGGTGCCTACAAGGTCACCGCCACCGACAACCCAACCGGACAGTCATACCGGCGCGCCAAGACCTTCAAGGGTGAAATGGCGTGGGCCGACAGCAACCGACTGTACGGCGACATCATTGCGGAGATTCAGTATGGGCGCTGACCTAATCCTCGTTGCCGCAGCGGTCCCCCAAGACCCATCCACGGTACCGGACAGGATCGACACGTTGGATTCAGACAAGCTTTTGGACCTAGTGGACGATTACGCACCGTGGGTGATGGAGGACAAAGACACGGACATAGGAGCCATTGCGGAGATACGGGCATACTTGGTCGAAGCTTGGGACATCGTTTCCGGCGATCGGCGTGACGTTGTGCAGATGCGTTTCGACGGCAGATGGTACTATCTGACCGGCGGCATGACTTGGGGCGACGACCCGAGCGACGCATACGACAGCCTGAACCTCATAGGAGCTTCCGGTGTCACCGACGACGACAACTACAAGGAGTGAAATGAGGACCACAAAGAGCGAAATGAAGACGGTGAAGGTAACTGTCGTTATGGAATGCGACGAAGGGGCGGACAAGGCAGCAGTCGTGGTTGAGGAAGCCATGTCGGACCTCCTTGACCAGCAGGACATTGACGAGCTTTACGACTTCAATTGGGCATACGTCTATTGCGAAGGAGAGAATAAATGACCTACAGGAAAGAGCAAAGGGTTCGTCTGGACTACACGGACGATGCCTACACCCACCTGAAATCCGGCGATGAAGGCGTAGTCAACTACGTCGGAGCCGAATCCCGATATGGCGACCCGCAGCAAGTGGGAGTCAAGTGGGATGACGGATCGAACCTCATCATGTTGGTTGGAATCGACGGATTCACCGTTATCAAGTGAGCCGAAGGAGCAACCCCCGTATCCGAGTGATGCGGGGGTTTACCTGTACTGCCGGGACTTACTGACCCTATAAAACACCCACCCGAGGAAGAGCCATGTTCCCAGCTCAACAACCACGAGTCCACCTGGCAAGCCCCGCCAAATCTGAAGAAATTCGGGGCTCAACGAGGGGAAGAGCTTCCTCCGGCGGATCGCAGTTGGGACACTCCTCCAGTCCCGCTTCTTCGAAGTCTGTGCCGCAGTAAGTGCAGGCCATGTTCTCTCCTCGGGTGATTGGCTGACGGTAATCGAACGGGTGTTCGTCGAACGTATGTTCGGAACAAAACAATCCGAAATATCTCTTGACAAGCTGTCGGGGGTATGGCATACTATAAGGAGTAAGTCAACAAGCCTGAAAGGAGCAAAGTGACTACTACCACTTCCAAACCAGCCTTCCGGCGACCATGGGAACATGGAGCCAAGGCATACCACGAGGCTGACAGCTTCGACGCCATCAGGGAGGGAACCAAGCGGTTCCGCAAGTCCCTGATGATTCACATGCCATTGAGCGTGGCGGGCGATATTCCGTGCGGTTCGTGCGGGATCAACCTCGACCAGCCCTATGAGCTGAATCCTGGTGAGGGCGATATGCGTACCGACGAAGCGTACGCCACCATCACCTACTACCCCAAAACCAAGCGGTTCACCGCCGCCCACTACTACTGCGGTTGGGGTGCGTTAATGCAACGTGTTTTCGACCTCGGAGAAAGGATCGGATACTGATGGCGGGACGCCACGAGTACCGACAACGATCACACCTCGGCATCCCGCGGCACCACCTAATCGGTCAGGTGATTGTCGGCCTCGGCCTATGGTGCGGAATCGCATATGTGGTTATCCGCATCGTTTCATACCTGAAAGGATAATTGGATGAACAACCTCCCCCCTCGGCATCCCGAGAACTATCGGATTACGAGGCACGCTTTGAACGCTGCCCTTAACCCCGAGCGCGGGTTTGCTAAGACCGTCGATGAGGCGGTAAGGATAATCAGGGACGCTCTTCGGAACCCCTCGATGACCTACGCCAGCAAGCTGCATCCGCATCAATGGAAGTACCACGGTCAAGATACGAGGCTTGTGGTGATCGTTGACCCCGTGTCCCGTGCGATACCTACGATATTCGTCAGCGGCCACAAACAGTAAAGATAATCCTTGACATACCCTCCCCCATCCTATATACTGATAAGCATAAGGAGGCCGAAATGGCAGAAGACCCATACGCACCAGAACGACACACCCTCAACGAAACGACTTGGGAATACGACTACACCGCACCGCAACGCCCCTACGAAATTGGGGACACGGTGACATGGTCGCTATTCGGTGGCCAGATCGTAACAGAGGTCGTCACCGAAATCGACTTCAAGAACAACGCCCCCATCTTCATTGGCGACAAGCATTGGGGATACGACACGCAAATCATAAGGGTGGAAGAATGACCTACGATATTCTCACGGTGGACGCATTTATCGACACGCACGGATTCAACCCGTACGACGCCGACGAAATCTTCCACAACGACCCAAGAGTCAACGACCTGTGTAAGAACAATCGCCTAGTGTCCGTCATGGACGAAGGATATTGCGAATGCATCATGGACGAGGACGACCCCGAGTACACCGATGGACAGCACGACGAGGAAACGTGCGAGTACGTCAACGGCGAAGGCGGCGACGTCCTTCTAGGTTGGCACTACGTCAACATCATCACGCGAGTAATCCTCCCCGACCGAATCGTATTGGAGACACCATGAGCGACATCCTATTCGTTGGGCTTGACTCCGACGACCTAGAGACAATCGAGACAGCGATGCAATGGATCGTGGACACCCAGACACATTGGAGCCGCGCCGATGAGCGTCGCAAGGCTCAGGATGTCATTGTCACGATTGACGCAGCAAAGTCAGGAGACTGGACACCATGAAGCAAACGCTACTGACACCAGAAGAGAACCTAGAGCAACGGGTGCTTGAGGTCAATCACGACGGCGATATCTCCTATGTGTACGACAACGTCGAGAGCGGTGAGTCCGTCACGATGTCCGTGACCGGCGAAGGCGTCATCATCGACCTGTACCTCGTTGACCACGATGGTCACGATATGCACATGGAAAGCATCGGCTGGGAATGGGACGACTTCGTGGAAATGCTCAAAGACAAGAGGAACGCTATTGCGGAAGGATCATTCTGATGGCATACATCCCCATCATCAAATACGCCGTGGTCATCGAGCAAAGCGGGGACGCACCGCTGGTGGTCGTGTTCCCAACCGAGAACGAAGGCAAAGACTTCCGTGACATCTACGAAGCCGAGACACAGGAGGTCTGGGACAACGATGCCGACTGGCACAACTACCCACGCCAACCCATCAGGGTCATCAACGCAGAGGACGCAATGGCCATCATGGTCACCGAGCGTGAAGAGGTCAAAGCGGAGGACGGATACGATGGCTGAGTTCCAGTGCTACTGCGGGCAACGAATCAGGGGAGCGCAACTAGGACAGCACGTCGGAAGGTGCCCCCAACTTAGACGGGCAATCGCCCAAGGAAAGGTGAAAACGAAATGAACACACTGAACGACCAACTCCATACGATCATCCGTGCAATCGACGGGGCTGGCACGGTCTTCTCGCCGGGGGATGTGGAATCCCTCTACGAGCAGTACCAAGAAGACGAGGGCTGGCCGGAATGGTCTGAAGAAATCAAGACACACATCCTCGATTCATGGTACTGGAACAAAGGCGTCCAAGACATTCTCACCGAGCGAGGCTGGGAGATCATCGACACGATGATTACCGAGCGCATGAACAATTATCCAGAGAAGGCTTGACACCCGCTCCTACACATGATAAGATGTAATGGACAGAAAGGAAGACATGGACAGAGAGCAGAGAATCAGAGAACAACTACTGCTAGAAGAGAACGGCGGCTGCATCGAGCCATTCGTTGGCTGCGGCATACCGGGCTGCCTACTCCCCATAGTGGGCGTAGTGGCTGCCCTGACGGTGTTCGTCAGCTCATTGGTATTCTGATGGGTTATTGCATGAGCATGGTGGAGGCCACGGCTTTCATAGCCGATGAGAACATTCCGGGCGCTGTCGCTGCCCTGAAACTCCTTGACAAGACCGGGAACAAATCTGGCGGCGGGTACTACGGCGAAGATCAGCCACAGCGGCATTGGTTCGCATGGGTGGCCGAGAACTGGGTAGACACCGACGATATCGAGGAACTGTTTGAGGCTTGGCGATATGAGCTTGAACGTAACGATCGGGGCGGCTACTCTGTAGTCTGCTTCAATGGCGAGAAGTTTGGCGACGACGACCAGTTTTGGAATGCCCTATCACCGTACATGCAAGGCTACGTCCAAATGTTGGGCGAAGAGGGGGAGCAGTGGCGGTGGGTTCTGGGCGGCGAGAGGGTTGCCAACCAGGAAGGCACAGTGAAGTTTGGCTGATCCTATATCAGTCCGATAAATGGGCCCCCTTCGGGGGGCCCTGTCCCTTTTACCCTTGACAAGTTTAGAGATATGTGATAAGATCAATCATGAAAGGAGGTCGTAAATGGGTTACGACATGAACCACGAAATAGGAGACCCCGATACTGAGAAGGCGTCGGACGTCTGGTGGACGGCGGAACAGGCCGGAGAGCTTTCCAGGGAGGAAATCCACGCATTGTGGGAGGACTTCAACACCAAGCAAGAGGAAGCCAACACGTACTTCAGATTGAACATTTGGGGTATGGCTATCGTCCGTGAGGTTATGGACGAGTTCGGCATGGTGAACACCGAGGCCGACCATTCCGCATTCCCGGAGGCTCCAGAGAGCATGGACTTCGACCGCTACCACGAGGACAAGGACTACCAGCCCGAGTACCGCAGAGCGCAAGAGAGGGCGTTAGCGAGCTACGAGGGTGGCGGTATCCAGCTTTACAAGCTGTGTGATAACAGCGGGTGGTTGGTGACGCCGGAAGAGATAAACGTTGCTTTGGACGCCTACGACGCCTTCGAAGGCAAGTTGCCGTTCAAGGTGGGTTCGGAATACGGCTACAAGCCTGAGCCGATGGACAAAGAGAACGCCGATGGTTGGAACGACCATTGGCGTCAGTGGATCAAGTGGCTGATTCTTGCTACCGAGCGTGGCGGCTTCAGGGTTCACTGATGCTCTGGTCGATCCGCAAGTATCAAAAGATCGTCTCCCCCCGTATCGGGAGCCACTGTCGGTTTCGACCGTCATGCTCCCAGTACGCCTACGAAGCTATCCCCCTTCGGGGGCTTTCCTCTTTTATCGCTTGACAAACGCTAGGCGATACTGTATACTGTAAGAGAAAGGAGGCCACAAATGGGACAATACCACGCAGTGGTCAATTTAGACAAGAAGGAGTTCATTTCCCCGTGGGACATGGGTTCGGGTGCGAAGGCTTGGGAACAGGCCGCAAACTCGTACACCACGCCAGCGGGAATGTTCATGCTGATGGTCTGCCCGGAGCCGAGAGGCGGTGGCGACTTCGCACAGAACGACGTTGCCGGACGCTGGCACGGCGATCGGGTTGTGATCGTTGGCGACTACGCAGAAGCAGGCGACATGGAGACTGTGGACGCATCGAACATCTGGGGCGACCTATTCGAGGGCGACGAGTACACCAACATCTCCGTGATGACATTGGAGAATCTGATCACCGAGGGAACGGCGTTCGACGTCCAGCTACAAGCGCTGAAGGAGGCTTTGGCCCGAACGGAAGCAAAGGCTGCCTGACCTACAACAACGAATCGAGATCGAGAGAGGGTTCCCCCGAGGAGCCCTCTTTCTTTGCGTCCAGTTGGTTTCGGAGTTCGGGCGGGAGAGCCCCGGCGGATTGTTCCAGAGCCTCAACATCCAACACCTCTTCGACATCCAACTCCTCGTTGAGCCCCGGATCGAAAAACTTGGTCGAGTAGCAGCGGGACCCACACACCCACCTGGCAGTCTGGATCGGAATGCGTGTCTTCCTCAGAACCGGGGCTATTGCGCCGCAGGCTGGGCAGAAGGTTGCGTCTTTGATGAGCTGAAGCATCTTCACAGGATAGTCTCCAATTTAACCCTTGACAAGGACAGGGATATCTGTTATCTTAGATAGTGTCAAGTGCATCCGAGCACAAGAAAGGATACAGATGCCAGAGAACGAGAAGGAGAAGTTTGTCCCCGCACCGCCGCCCCCAAGCGACGACGTGAGAAGGGACTACGTAGGGCACACGGCCAGCTTGCCGATCGAAGGCTTGACGGTGACGGTGTTCTGCAATGACGTACGCAACAGGTACGGCAACCTCGACGTATTGGTGACCCCAATGGAGGGAGACGGAGAGCGATGGGTGAAGGCAGATCGTTTGTCGGACTTGGTGGTCCAACGATAATAGGACGAAGGCGAGTTGAGTAAGGGCCTCCCGGTTGGGGGGTCCTTCTCTTTGAAACAATTCCTTGACATACGATATTGACTGTGGTAAGGTTAAAGGGATAGGCAAAGAGGAAGCAGAAAGGAAAAACATGCTTTCAGAAACAGCGCCACAATGTTGGAAAGATGTCGACATAATGCTCAACGCGGGCATTGATCGAATGATCCTACACGGCCCCCCAGGAACAGGAAAGACCCACGCGGGTCTCAACATGGGCGACACCAACCGCGGTGCCCATCGCCTCATCTGCACAGAAGATATGACCGACTTCGATATCATCGGTGGCTTCATGCCAGCAGGTGCGGAATGGGCATATCACGAAGGTGCAGCAATACGTGCATGGGAAGGCGACGGCTTAGCAGGCGGACGTCTCGTCATTGACGAAATTGATCGCGCATCCGGAGACGTACTTGCGCTACTTCTAGCCATGACCGACTCAGCAGAGTCAGCACAATGGGAGCACCCCAAGACAAGTCGCATCCACCGTCCACGTGACGGGTTCACCGTGATCATGACAACAAACGTCGAAAATCCGGCCGACTTGCCAGAAGCATTGATCGACCGATTCCCCGCAACCGTTCGCGTCGACCGTCCACATCCGGACGCGCTACGGCGACTCCCCCGCGAGTTCCGTGACTACGCAGACAAAATGGCAGACGCAGGCAGCAAGCGCATTTCGTTGCGCAAGTTCTACGATATTGCGAAGCTCATGGACAAGATCGGCCTTGAAGAGGCATCGCGCCTACTTCTTGGCAAGGAAGCCCAAGGTTTCGTGGACGCAATCACGGTCGACCAGGTCAACTGATGGTTGCACAAATGAGACCGCTACCCGAACTACTCAGGCGAGACGACGTCGAGCTTCACAAGGACCACGAGTTCTACCGTGAAGGAAACGGCGAATGGGACGTGACGGCATGCGCGGCAGAACGGGGTTCCCCGTTCACAGCCATTGTCCGTCGAGAAATGAACGTGCCATTAGGCGACGACGATACCTCCCGAGCGATACGGGCACACGAAATGATGCACGCCAAGGTATCGACGGGAGACCGCGAGCCATGGGTGCTACGTGGACGTGCGACAGACGAAGGCATGCAGTCGGCTGAGGAAATCCGAGTGAACTACTTGGCATCCAAAGCAGGATTCAACATGAAAAACGTCGTTGACCTAAACGATACTTCCGTAGGTGAACAGCTTGCAACGGCCGAAAATTGGGCAGAATGCGTCTACTACGTAGGTGCCTGCCTATACACCGGAAGCCTCAACAAGTTCATCGTCGGTGTTCGCAGGATAAACCCCGAGTGGGCCGACTCCCTGCGGGCATTGGCAAAGAGGCTCCAAAAGTCTGTTGCCAAAATGGACAAGAACTCCAACGGCGACTTCCGGTCCACGAAGCCGTGGCCCAAGAAGAACCCTATCGGAACGATTGGGTACACGTACACAGAAGATATTGCCGAGTTCCTTGACCGTATCGCGAATCCTCCCGCACCGCCAGAAGATGACACCGATCAGCCATGGGAACCCGAGCCTGTCGTCGTAGTTCACGTTGTCGTGGGCAATGGCGATACTGTTGCAGAGGACAACAAGCCTGCACCGAAAATGAACGTCGAACAGATCGCCAAGATCAAAATGGATCGGGAAAGTAAAGGTCGCAAAGGACGTTACGGTGACGGACCGAACGAGACTCCATCCAAATGGGAAGAGCTACGATTCGCAGACACCGATCTGAACAGGCACGTTCCTGGTGCGATCGCACGCAGGCGTGTAGCAACGAACCGTGGCAAGAATCCCCGACGCATCAAGCGACTACTGGTCGACCCGCACCGTCGAGTGTTTGATCGAAACATCAAGCACGCAGGTGGCGTTGTCCTCATCGACGTGTCGGGTTCCATGCACATCACCGCAGATCAGGTCAAGGCAATCTTGGAAGCGTCACCGGGCGCAACCGTGATAGCTCACGGCGAAAATGGACACAAGATCAATGATGACAACATGTTCGTCCTTGGCAAGGGCAACCGCATGGTCACCGACCTGCCGTCGTTTAGGGGCATGACGAATGCCAACGATCGTCTAGCAATCCAATATGCTGTCGACCTTAAAGAAGCGTCCAAGGTTCCTGTCATTTGGATAACGGACGGCCTAACCCACGATAAGCAGGGTGGCTATTACGTGAACGAATCGGCGCAGATGGAATGCATCAAGGTGGTCCTTCGGGAGAACGTACTGTTGGCATCCAACGCAGATGAGGCGATAACGGTTTTGAAAGACTTGGGGAAGGGCCGACGTAATAGGCGGCATTTCCCGAGAGCGTGGCGCACTGCCTATCGCCACCGAGTGGGAAAGGAACTCCGGTGAAAGCCGGGGTTCCCCCCACTTTGTTTTCTTGAAAGGAGAACACATGTTAGGGACAAAGGAATACGCAGAAGCATTTGCCAGCTACTTCAACTTCGAGATTTTGGAGATGGAGCAGATCAGTGGCCCCGACGTCCTCGACGCCTTGGCCTCAATTGGGCTCACCTTGGTGTTGGACAACGCAGACGCAGCGGCAACGGGATATCTGGAAGCAGTCCAAGACCATCTAAATAGGGCTTGACTTTCAGGCTCTTACGTGTTACAATAGATAAAGAAAGGAAGGGACAATATGTTGGACAATGACACCGTACTAACGCAAATCGTTAGAGAAAAAACGAACGGCGGGGATGTTCGTGTCGAGTTCGTGTGGATCGGCGAAGGCTGGTCAGGCGAATACGACGAAACCAACCCCGATGATGAACCACTGGTTCGCATCGACGTATTGGAAAGCAACCCCGGAGAAGTAACCGAATACGTCGATGACGGCTCCGTATGCACACGCATTGTTGCCGACGAAAACTCCAACTACGAACGATCAGCAACCGAAGTAATGGACAAGGTATTTCCCGTGCTCGACGCAGGCGAACGCATTAAGAAGATCATGGAGAAAGAGTCACGGAGGACGTCATGACATTTCAAGCATTCAACACAATGGAAGAAATGCACGCACACCTACGTGAAGCAGAAGCAGCTGCAAACGGTCGCGCAACCGACGAGAACAAGAAAGTTGTCGGCGGCTCCTACGCAATGTCGTTCGACACCGCAAGCGGACTACTCGTTTTCGGCAAAGTCATGACGGTCGACGAGATCGTCGCAGCAGAAGCCAAATTCAACGACCCCTACGTAAACCTCGAAGATGTTCGCAACCATTACCAGTCGTCCTACGACCGAGGCTACCGATTCGCAAACTGGTACTCAGCGTGGGTCACCGAGGGCGAACTGGGCGACAACCACATCTCCGTTCTTCTCCCCATCACCGAGGAAGAATACGAGCAGGCATTCCTGGAGAGTTTCTCCGTGGACGCCATCATGCAATACGCCTGGGCGCAAGAACGCCTACTCAAAGAACTGGAAGGACAAATATGAAAGTAAGGGAACACCAAAAGCGACAGACGGTAGAGATAAACGACACCAGGATTTGGGCAGACGAGTTCGCCTGGGACGGGTGCCACAAGCTCTACATCGTGACCGACCAAGAATCCCGCGACCAATTAGAAGGCTACGGGTACGACTTCTTCCCCATCAACGAACTGAAGGAATGCTGGGACTCCAGTTGCGGGCTCCGGTTCATCTCCGACGCAAGCCTGAATTGCAACTACATCTCGCAAAGCCACGAAGGCGAAGTCAGGATCACGACATGAGCAAGATTCGCTACATCGAAATCGAATACGACGACGGCACCACCAAACTGACACGCATCGTAGTCGAGCCGACAAAGGAAGAATGGCTCGCATCCAAAACTGACGAAGAACGGGCATTCCTCAAAAGGCTCGACACCATGATGAACCAAGCAATGGGCAACCCAGACGTCAAATGATGTCGACCTGCTTGCATTAGCAACACCCACGTACTACAGTCCGAAACGGACAAACGAAGTGCGCATCTTCCAAGCCTCACAACCCCATCAAGGGCAAGCATTGCTATACCCGACGGAGCTGTGGGGCTTTACGCCCTGTAGAGTCCACTACTCATTCTCTATAGAGTAAGTCCAAAGGCTCAAAGTGAATTCAGAATCAACTAGAGTTCTTGGTTCTGAACCAACTCTTTCCTAATCTTTAAACTACTTCAGATCACACTCTTGTCAGAGTCCCTCCACACCACGATCAACTTGCACGTTCCCTGGGGGAGCCCCGCCAAAAAACGACCCAAACGGGGCTACTCGACCCGAATCCCACAAAAGTTGCACCACTCGCCGCCATCAACCAGGGAAGTCCCGCTTTCTGCCCTCTCACAAGGAGCCACCCGACCACAAGGCTCAAGGGTTTCAGTCCCAATGATGTAGTCTCTCACCACATCTTCTGAAGTTGGTTTCGGGCCCGCAGCTGGAGGAGCGTCCGGATATTTCTTCTCAAGGAGAGCTGCGAACAATACGTGAGCTGTGTACTTGTTCATCGACAAGCCCCGCCTGGACGCCTCATCAGCTATCTGGTTGTGTAGCCAGCCGGGCATCCGAATCTGAAGATGCGTCACCTGCTCATCCGGATAGCGTCGGGGCTTACGAGGCATCCCTGGTTACCAAAGCGATCAGGTACTCCGTGATCGTCATGTCGTATGCGTCTGCCTGATCAATCATCAGGTTTTTGATCTCCGGAGGTATGCGAATAGTTAATGTCGTATAGTCGGGTCCGATTGCACGTTTCGGAGGGCGACCAACTTTTGGTTTCATGTCCATGGAACAAATCCCTTGACTTTGAGGACGTCCTCCAGTATACTAATACGACATGCCAAAGCACAAGTACTTTCTAGAGGGCTCCATCACAAGGGGCCCATCTTCTACTGCGACCATCGAGTTCAGTATCCCCCTCGGAGAGGGTGTATGGATATCCGACGGTAGGGTAAAGGATTATGTCCAAGATCAATGGGCGGAATGGTTGACGGCGGGATACGTCCTCGTCAGCAGATCACAGCCTCAAAGATACCTGGCAGACATCTACCCCATCGGGAACCTCCTGAAGGCGTCGATCCTTCAAGGAGACGAGGAGCCAACGGGGCTACCTGTCCCCTAAACGATTTTAAGAAAAGGCAAAGGAGCTATCATGACGAAGAAAACAGCAACAATCGGAACCGGACCCCTAGCCAAGCAAGGAAATAGAGCCAAGGTCGTAGAGGACGATATCCTCGTCGACGCAGCGATCGAAAACCGAGGCGAATGGGCGTCGATCGAAACCGACAACTCCAGCTCCAGTCCCAACGTATACGGACGCATATATCGGAAAGTGGGGATAGCGTGCGGTGCCGAAGTTCGGTTAGAAGGCAACACCGTGTTCCTCCGCATCCCGAAGAAACGATTTTAAGAAAAGGTGACAATGCAATACCTGGTCAACAAGATGACAGGAATCGGTCACAAATTGGCTCCCATAGACGTGCGTCGATATGACAACGAGACGGCGTGCGGTGAAGGATGGCTATACGATCACTATGAGGTGAAGGACCGACCGCGTGTCAAGGTGTGCACCAACTGCAAGAAGTCCAAACGATTTTAAGAGAAGGTAACGTATGGGGAAACGGCAAGCACCACGACATCACGACAACAAAGCCAAAGTCGTCACACGCAAATTCGTCAACAACCCATCCCTGAAGTGGATGGAAGAAGGCCAAGTGTTGTTCGCCAACGTCGCCTGGGACGACGAGAACGGTCACGGTGAGAAGCGGCGACCTGTCGTCTTCGTCGAGAAGATCGACCACAACCGGGCCCTCGTGCAACCGATATACAGCAAATCGACCCAAAACCATCAGCAACAGATTGTCTACAACAGGAGCCGACGGTACATCGGGCCCCCCATCGAAGTACACCGCAGCGATATTACAGCGGTGACGAACGAAAGAATCAAATGGGACTGAAGAACATCATCAACGATATTTGGGAACGGCCTCCTCGGCTGCCAGGAGCCTCCTTCAACGGTGCCACCTGGCGGATCAGTGCCACCAAACGAAACAGTGTCACCAAACTAAACGGTGCCACCAGGGAAGCCCCGCCAGGGCCCACACCTTACGACAACGATATTAGCGAAAGGAATCGACGATGACCAACCAGGAAGACCGCATGAACTTCTTCAAACTTGTCGTAGCCATCTTTATCGTCATGATGACAGCCGTAGCGTCAATAACGATATTGGTCGCAGCGACCTGGGCAGCATTCGCCTACGGTGGGAGTTGGATAGGCGTTACCGTAGCGATAATGTTGACGGTAGCCGTTGCAGCAATCGTGGCCGCATACTTCGAAATATACGCATAGACGCATAAAGGGAGACAACATGGCAACAGACATCCACCGATCAATCAAACAAGGCACCATCGACGATATCCTGGCAAGGCTCCGCAACCTCGAAGACGGCCTCTCCATAACCAACCGCCTTATCGACGATATACGCAACAGCACCAAAACGAACGTGACGGCGCTAGGCGAAGCCGGACACGAACTGACCGAAGACGTCAAAGCCCTACGGGTAAGGGTCAACGATATTGGAAACCAGGTCGACAATATTCACACCACGGTAGACAACATCACACAGGCAGAATAAACAAACGATAAAGCTACCTGGCCACATCCCCAGTCGAAGACATCGGAGCAGCCCCCTCCTCCACAATACGAACCCCACACCTCAAACAAGTCGTCTGCCAACGATACACCTGCAACCACTCCCGACGATGCTCACACTCAGTCAACACCCGCACCCGATCACCAACAGCCACACGAACAAACTCAGACATCGACTCACCCACAGACGCAGCAACCCTCTGCCACTCAGAACGAACCCCCTCAGACACCCTCACCAACACCTGCACAGACGCACGCTCAACCACCGAAGGATCAAGCTCAGAACCGCCCCCAACAGACTTGTCAACAAGCCCTTCGTCAGACGGTGACGATTTGTCATTCAATTCGGCGGAGTTGCTGGCGGGCGCTCCGGCGGGTGTTTCGGTGGTCTTTCCTTTTTTGGTCATGTTTTTGCCTTTTGCTATCAGTGGGTTTGCTGGTTGGGTGAATGGGTTCATGTTGTGTGGGTTGGGTTTGTTGGGGGGCCTGGGTGGATGGGTGGGTTGGGGCGGGGTGGTTGTTTGCGGTCTTTGTGTATGTCGGCTGCTTTGGCTTTGGCTGCGTGTTTAATGATTTGGTCAACTGTGGTTTTTTTCCATTGGCAGCTTTTACAGTTGCAGACGAAGTGGGGGTTAGATGGGTGGGGGAAGTCTCCGTAAGGCATCTATTGCTCCTCTTCTGTTCTGGGTCTAGCATACCAGCGAATTAGTTGATCTTTGTAGTTGGTGGTGCCGATGTAGTCCCAGTCTTTGTAGGCGTCGTCTGGTGGTAGGGGGTCGAATTCTTCCCTGGGGCAGTATCCGCCTATGCGCCAGTTGGGGTCTGGTTTGCCTGCTCGTCGGTTTGGTATGAATTGTGGGTCTGAGGCGTTCGGTTTCATGGTTCTGTCTGTAGGGGGGATCGTGGGACTTGGAATCATTGGTTTGTTGATTGTCGCCGTGCTAACGGCGGCACTACACACTCCATAGTGTCATGATGACGATGAGTGTCGCACCGGCAGCGGCGTAGACAAGTAACGCGACTTTAAGTTGGTTGACTGGTTTCACTTGTAGTCCCATCGGGATAGTTCCCGGTCTGAGAAGATCATGGCCCCTACCCAGATGGTGGCGACCCACACGGTGCAAGCCACCACTAATGCGATGCTGAATTCTTCCATAGTTATTGTCCGATCCTGTTGTTGTATCCGATTGACTGCTTGTTGCCGCCCCAAGTCGCTGGTTCGGATTCCTCTCGAATGAGTCCCAACCTATGACGTACCGTCTGCATTGTGTCATGTAGCTCCGCAACGATCTGGTTGAGCCCTTCCACCCGTTCCCTTAGTTCGTTCAACTGGTCTTCGTGGTCGTCGAGACGGTCGTTGGAGAAGCTATTTGGTTTCGATGTCACGAGGCGTCTTTCCCTTGATCTTCGATGTCTGCGGATAGGCCGTGTCGTTTCGGGCTTTTCTGTACAGGCCCCTCTTCTTCACTGGCTTCTGTTTCTTGTATTCGTGTGGGTTCATCAATTACCTCTGCTTCCACAACGTCTGCATCAATTGTAACCTGATTGCCGAGTAGGGCGTTCGCTGTATCGGAGTCTATGATTCCTGCTTTCGCTGCTAGGGCAATCATCTGCTTCGATTCGTCTTCGTAGTTCGTGGTGAATGCTTCCTCGTCGCCGTGGAGCCCGTGCCGCACATCGGCGGGGTCTGGGGACGACTGGATGTCCATACGCTGAATATCTAATCCGAGTAGCTTCTGGCGGTCTTTCATGATGACGAGTACTTGTTGCACGAACTTGGGATCGGGGTCTACGGTGATCTGCGTGTCGTCATCCAGGGTCACTCGTCGCGGCTGGGTGTATGGCCATATCGCTGCTTGGAGTTTGTCGTAGCGCTCTAGTTCCATAAGGATAATCTCGGGGTATGTGGAGAGCTGTGACTTCCCTATTTCGGAGATGCGTCGCCGGATGGCGCTGTGCACTGTCCTGGGGGTGATGTCGAACTGTTTGGCTATCTGTTCGGGTGTCATTCCCGTGGAGCGCAGTTGGTAGATGCGGGTGTCTCGCTCGTGCAGGAATTCGCGGGAGAGGCTGTTAGGGGCCATATTTGATCAATTCCTCTTTTTTGGCGGTGATGGTGCAGCAATGGCAGAGAGAAATACCATCGGGACCGATTTCGTTGGAGTCCCCAACATAGTGAGAGTCCCATTCGGCAGGGATGATCGGCGGTACGAACTGGTCTGCATTGAACCATCGGAGCCCACCGTCAGTGTAGAACGTGCCGCCGCAACGATCACAAGACCAGTAGCACGACCCGCAGAAACATGGTCCGTGGAATCTTTCGTAGGCGCAGTACGAATCGAGAGGATGGTCGGGTTTGCACCAGGAATGCGCTTCGCTGTTGCACGGCTTGGATGGATTCCCATACGCATGGTGACACTCGTCGGTTTTGTACCGCTCTTCGCAGTATTCCCACTGTTTGACGTTGGCCCAATACTCCTTTGCGAACTCGGGGTCTTCAAGCTTCTTGGCACGGTACTCGTAGTAGGTCATAACCATTCGAGGCCGCCCCAATACTCGTCGGCTATTGCCGGGATGAAGGTGTCCAGCTCGGCGGGAGCAACGAAAACACCTGCGAAGTGTTCCTTTACCATATCGCCAGCCACTTTCGCAATTGATCTATTCGAAAAGATGCCCGCTATTTCGTAGCCGTGCTCGATGATGGTGTTGTGATATCCGATGACCCACACGCTCTCGCCTAAATGAGCGGTTCGAGGGGCGGCATCGGAATGGACCCCTGATCTTCCGGTCTGTTCTTTGTCAGGTCGTTCCATATCTGCGCAATCGTTGGTCGCGTCGGGACGATGCCCAACTCTTTCTGCTTCTGAGCTAACTGTCTTGGGGTGAACCCGGCCCATACGCCGTTCATGTCTGTTGCAGGCCACTGGAGGGCATCAATGAGACATGGTTCCCGCACCTCGCACTCCCTGCAAATCTGTCTGGCTTTCGTGATGTAGCTGATGTCTTTGTGCCCTCTCGGGAACATGTGGTGGCCCGATCCACGACAGTTAGCAAACTCCTGCCAGTCGTTTGTTTGAAGTAACGGATTTGGAAGACTTGATTCATGTAGCTCGGGTTTGTTCGTTCTGTTGCGTTGCTTTTGTTTGGTATTCTGAACTATAGTGGCTAGGGGGTTGGGATTGGGTGAAACTCCCTTAGCCAATAGTTATCATCTCACAATCTGGACGTCAGCCCATCCCGAATTCGCTATCGTCAAAGTCAACGTTCCCGGTGACGTCATGACGCCGTTCTTATCTCCGAAGTAGTCGGACACATCGGTCAGTGACGGTGCTATAAACACGGTCCTTCCCAACTGCTCCTTCACGTTGTAGTGATGGAAATGTCCGGCGATGAGAATATCTGACTCTGCCACACCAGGGTAAAAGCGACCCATGGCCTGTTTCTCCCACCAGGTCCACAGTGTGTTTAGTGCAGTGGTGCGGAAGTTGGCAATGTGTCCATGTGTGATCGCAACGTACTGACCTGATAGCTCTGCTGAAATGGCAAGCTCATGCTTGGGGAGTCGCCAGTCGATGTGCCCGAACGCTTCCGGATTCGCTGCACAGATGTCGCGTACCTGCTCGAACACTGCTACGTCAGCATTGTCGCCCTTATCGGTGACGTATCGGTTGCGGGAGCCGCGGTTCTCTCCGTGGTTTCCTCCGACAGCCATGACGATGACTTTCTCTGCCAGTGGGGCGAGTTCTTTGATGAGGTCGAACAGGGCTTGCCGGATAATCGTTTCCTGTTCTCTTTTGCTCAACTCGACAGTGAATAGCTGGTGGGCGTAGAAGCCTTCACAGTTCTCGAACAGGTCACCCAAACCAGCAATAGCTATCGTGTCGATTTCCCTACCAGTTTTGCGTAAATCGGCAAGTCGTTGCTTCAGTAGTGGGGCGAGTTTGGCGAGCGCTATCACCTGTGCTTCAACTCCACCGCCGTCACTGTTTCCAATCTGCCAGTCTGACAGTCCGACAAAGAATGTGGTGTCGCCCTCTACTGGTTTCGGTGGCTTAGCCTTCTTCGCCTCTTTGTATAGGGCGGTGTAGTCGGCTGATTCGGCAAAGGGTTGTTTCAACCGAATGTCTGCCCTGATAGTGAAGCCAAGTGCTGAATAGGCGGGCTCGTCGGGATCGTCACGTTTCCAGCTATCGTAGGACGCCCATTTGACGGTTTCGCTAGCGACCTCATAGACGTCTAGGTTCAGTCCGCGTTCTTTGAAAAGCTCTTCCCAGTCACTGGTGCTTTCTGGCAGTTTGTCCAACGTGCTGGACGTGATGACGCCCTTGCCGTCTTTCCACTCAACGCCAGGTGACCACCCCTGAGGGACAGAGGCTTGCGGTTTCGTTTCCTGGTAACTCGTTACCTCTTTGAGTCTCTTCAGGCGTGAGTTGAGTTCTTCGTTCTTATCAGGCATCGTTCCCCACAGGGTTCGGGCAGTAGCAGACACCCATGCGATGCCACTTCACGCTGTCTTTGCTGATCGGGATTCCTGCACCCCGAAGTTCGGCCTGTATGCGTGTGTAGCCAACTGTCTGGTTATCCAAAGCTGCTTGTATCAATCCGCGTGTCTCTTCATCAAGTTCGTCGAGCAGTCTGCCCATCGGACACCTACCTTCTTTATTCCCAGACAGTACGCCAAGTCGATCACGTAACTGTTGAAGTTCGTTACTCAAGAAGCCCTACCTCTCATTTGGATACCGCTTCGATTTGCGGTAGGCTCTGAACGCTAACCAGAACGCTAACCATATGCAAACCACTAAGCAAGGATTTCGCGAACATGACTGAAGGAAAACGCTCACATATTGTAGCGGACGCAGTTGCGGCCGTACTGAAGGAACACGGCATAGAGGATGAGTCTATAACCAACGATGTCATGCTGGCTCTGTCCGATGTGAGGCTCATATCCTATCAGCGTAAAGACATACTGCCCTTACTAACTGTAGCTGGGCGAACGTTGGTCGTCATCGTGGAGAACCCGGACCTCACGATCCGGGAGATTGCCGTTCGGTTGGGCACCGTTGAGTCGAACGTGCAGCGTGCCGTTTCGTCGCTCGTCAGACACGGGATCGTGCAGCGTACGCGTGTTGGTCGGAGGAACCAATATCGGGTTGAGTATGAGGACTTGCTCGGTCATCCCGATATTTGGCGGCTGCTTCTGGCAATAGATCAGTTAGAGGCAATTAGAGAGGTAAGTGACGTTTCTGACGTCAAAATGTCAACGATTGACCCGTTTTTGACCGAAACGATGGCCCAGGAGCTGCCCTGATATACAACTTTTACCGATTTCGGCGAGCGCTATACACCATCTAGGGGGTGGAATCCCTGCCAGTAAGCAAGGTCTCCCCATTGGTTGTTCCAAGCAAAGTCGCCTTGACCAACATACGTATTGCCATACCAGGAGTTGTTGCCGAAAAGCGTGTCGTCACCATCGTCTTCAACAGCACCATTAGAGCCACTGTTGATAATCGTGTTGTTGTGGATCACGTTGTTATAGGCGCGCCACTCTCCGTACCGCATGAAGTATGTTCCGCCAGGAGGCTCATAGCGATCCTGTTGCGTAACGGTGATACCGTTGTAGTTGTCTTCGACGAGGTTCCCGTAAACCTCTGTGTCTTGTGAAGTAGCGATAATGATTCCGGCACCCCACGCAATCTGGTCATAATCATACTCCGTCACAAAGCAACCCTCAAGTCCTCAATGTCGAGCGACGAATCACCAAACACAGAGCCAGCAGTATCCGGCACCATACAACCCCACCAGGCATGATTGTTCACATACCAGATGCGAGTGTTCGTCACATACAAGCCGCCACAATTACTACCCCACGTAGAAGTACCGACGTTCCACGGCTGACTAGTGCCACCCTCACCATACCCGATACACGAATCGAAACCCTGATCCCGGCCCATGCCCTGAAACAGAACCTGCCCGGCATTCACCATCGTACAATCAGACACCCGCACATTCTCTCCACCCTCATCACCCAAAATGATACCAGTACCGGAATTCGATGTCCACGGTGTAGACGGACGGCCATCAGTCGTAGGCTGACTAGTAGAGACTGCGCCCTCAAAATGCAGGCGCTCCACGACACCATTCTTAGACATGTAATGGCTGAACACATCCTCGGTGTTGCCGTAACGGCCCTTCAGGTCGTGGCAATGGAAGCCGTCAACCTTGTCGAACTGGTAGAAGTTGCAATCGTTCTCATTAATCCAACCGTCATTCAACGTCTGTCCGTGG